TGTTTGTCCTTTGATAAACAGTGGGGCAGCGATAGGGATTGGCTTGCGGAACTTCTCTAGCGTGCGGACAGCTATGGCGTATAGCTTCTTGGCGTCTACGCGGCCGCTGTGGTAGTCAAACTTGCTTGTCCGGGCCTTGAGCCTGGGAAAGCAGCGCTTGACCTCTACAACGCCTAGGATTGCGTTCTTCTGTAGCACCTCGGGATTATACTCGAACTCCTCGCACTTTGCTCGATTGATTACGTGCGAGGCGTGAATGGCCACATGCTCACCTGGCTTAACCGCGTCCGCCCACTCTTCGCCCTTAATAACAATGTGCCGGCGTCGATCAACAATCAGTTGCGCCCAAGGTTGCTGTACTGAAATGACTCTCAAGGCTTCACCCTCACCAGTCGCACTCTCCGCTCCAGCCCTAGCAAACGCAGGAGTCCTTCGCTCGGCTCACGCTGGCCGTTTAGCCAGTAATAAACCGCTGCCGTGGTGACGCCGAGCTCTCGCGCTACAGCGACCACGCCTCCCACTCGATCAATCTCTCGCCTGAGAATCTGCTGGCTCATGCTACATTGATAACAAATCTGTTGTACGTCAGTCAAGCTGATTCGTTGGTACTGGTATTATCATATTCGCGCTAGTACCAACATTTGTGTTGACAGACTTTCAGCCTTCTGCGATACTCTCTGACATTGGAGGCAACATGACAAACACTGGCGCAATCGTGGTAATCGCAATCATGGCTCTGGGGCTAATCTCGCCGTTCGTTGCTTTGCTCTGGAACATCAAAGTCGAGAATCGCTAGCCGCTGGCCAGAGACCTAGCCCACCACGCCAACGAGAGGAGCATCTAATGAATAACACGCCAAGTATCAATATCTTAACTCACAAAGCGGTGGAATATCTTACCACTCGCTACAACGAAGAGTGTTTGCGCTATCCGCTCATGCGCCGTGATGTTTCGCTCAAGGGCTATATCAACGCCAACCTGAAATACGCCATCCGCAACATGCGCAATCGGAGGAACCATGCTAAGTGAGTCCTATCAAAACGGAATTTACTGGGCGATAATCAACGCTGAACAAGCGCGAGAAAGGGCTGCCAATGCTGAACTGGATTATTGGATTAAGCGGGCTGCGAAGGATGGCCTTGTGGATAGTATGGAACGTACCGCTGGGACCGTTCGCCCCGCGAGTGATGGGATTCGCTCTAAACAGCAGGGGAGCTAAGCAATGGTCCGCTACAAAATAACCGATGCTGGCGACGTGGCGCGATTGCTGCTTGCGCTTGGCGATTGGATAAAATCAGGATAGAAAGTGAGGCACGCGATGGAAAACGCTAGCTGGGTAATCCGGGAGAAGTCGACGGGCAAAGTGATTTGCGAAACTTTCAATCCTCGCGTTGTGGCTGCTCTCAATGTCGACAAGTATGAAGCGGTGCCGATATTGCAGTATTTGGTTTCGATCAATGGCTCGTCGACGAAGCCTGCTCTTACCGAGCTGGAATCCTTCATGCTGAATCACATCTCACGCTTTGGCTCAACGGGCTATCCAGTGCAGAAAGTTGGCTCACATCATTGGAGCTGGCAATATGGCAATGGCGACGATTCACACGCTTGCCCGGTGGTATTCCCTACGAAGAAACAGGCTGTTGCCTCGTTCGAGGGACACTTAGAGATTCTCCGCGATAAGAAAGCCGGTAGATTGTGATAACGATTAGGCGCTTAGACAGCGGCTATCTACGCGCTCAAGGTTCGGGTCCTTGTGAGTGGGCACAGTGGCCTGAGTGGAGAAGTCCGCAGTATTACGATTTCTTTCCAGAAGCCAGCGACAAATTCAGACGTGAATTGCCTAAATTTTTGGAGGAGTGGGGGAAGCAAGAAAGAAATAGGAAGCTCGTATGAAGAAGTGGAAATGCGGAAATTTCGACCATGCCTGCCAGTTACGCGGATACTGCGTTATGAAGAATTGCTCCCAGTTCAAAGAGGAGCCTAAAAAGAAACTGTTTTGCAAGCGCCTTGCGGGCGGATTCATTTGCTACACGAACGAATTGGGGAGGTTACGTTGAGCGAATGCAAACACATCACGCTTAAAAAAAGGTTAGTAGGCGAGCAAAGCTGGTATGCATGTAGCGGTTGCGGGCAAAAGTTCCTGCCGGAGCCGTGGGACGGCAAGGTAAGAGTGAATTTGCCCGATGGTTGCTACTGCCAGCCGGGGAAGTGCATGGCTCCAGTAGTGATGGGCAGGCAGACGCCATGCCGCGACCCGCAGAAAGCTGCTCAAGGAGGCTGAGAGTGGGGGCTATTTTCTTTTTGCTAATGAGAAGGCTGGCAGATTTAAAGGACAGGAGAAGCACTATGAATCAGTCTGAAAACCAATGTGAAGTGACTTTATATGGTGAACGCTGCCGTTCACAAAAAGGTCACAAGGGATTACATGACCGCGATTTCATAGAGATTGCCCCTGAAGTCCCTGATACCACCGCACCGTTCAGCTACAAAGACAGCAACGTGCGCGACACGGCTACCGCCAAAGCAATCCTCTTAGCCCATATAGACGAAGCTCAAATGCTCTACGATGTGACTGTGAATACACCAGATGCGCCAAAGGGATTAATTGAGTTTATGGACAGGCATCTTGACGACTTAAGAGCCAAGAAAGTCAGTTAGCCAGCCCCCAAGGAGACTTAGCTGCCGCTGGCCAGAGACTAGCCCAAGGCAAACACAAAGGAGAATGAAAATGGTTGAAAAATCGAAGTGCTTCCCAAATGAATCGCTTAATACGGTTGATGTCAATCAACTTGCATTATCTTCTCGCAACTGGCGCGCTGAGAGGTATGGCTCCTCATGGGCAGTTATTGATGACCGAGGAAGAATCGCTTATGTCTACGGGGTATTCGCTGATAGGCCAGATGAGGAAGCAAAAGTAAACACCGAGTTAATGGCTTCCGCTCCTGCCCTCCGTGCGGCGTTAATACAGATTGCGTCTCGCCACCACTCGGATACCTGCTCGCTCGCACTGACTGGCCAACATGAATGCGATTGTCACGTCAGTATCGCTAAGAACGCGTTGAGGAGCGAATGTTCTAACAGATGAACGCAAGACCAAGTAGCAAGCCAAAAGGAGAAACGAAATGAGCGACGAGCAAATCAAATACATGGTGAACCGTTTCCTTATGTGGCGACTGCCCGAGAACTTTAACCCGGATGCTGGGATTAGCTTTAAGCCCGTGTACAACGAACATACGGCGTGGCCGATGAAGCATGAGCCAGTAGGGACTAATCTATTCGACGCCACGCAAGCGGAAGCGATGATTCGCTATTTAATCGAAGGGATGCCAGAGGCCCCCAAGGAGACTTAGCTGCCATGAGCCAAAAAATTACACCGCGTCCAAATATCGCCCAGCTTGAGGATTTGCTCAATCAAGCGGACGAAGGCGAGATTGAAGTGCTGCCTAATGGTGACGTTGTGCGCCTCGATGCCACCGAGATTCTGGCGAAGAACTATCAGATTGAAAAAGAACGCTCTGAATGGTTGCGAAAGGAATGCGACAGACTTCGCGCATTCATAGCTAACATTCACAAGATTACAGAGAAGCCCTAGGAGGGGAGACTTAGCTGATTATGGCCCGCAAACTCTACAACATTTTCGTGCTTCGCTGCGTCACCTGCAAGAACCGTGAGGAGCGCGAATGCAAGACTGTGACTGAGCAGCCATTCTGTGACCGCTGTTACTCGCCAATGGTGACGGAAAGCGTGATACTCAACTCGCGCAAGCCGCCAATGGCCAGCGAGAAAGGTAGCTGATTATGGCCGACACGCGCACGAACGAACCAATTTGCACGATTTGCGGTCATCCACGCTCGCATCACGGCGAGGAACCACCCTACGAATGTTGCGGACTGACGGCTATGTCCCTTGATTATTGCCAATGCAAGGGCTTTAGCTACGTCCCGCAGCCAGCCACCACCGAGAAAGGACCGAAACAACCATGAGCACGTTTCTAAATTTTCTTTACGTCTACCTATTCGGATGCGCCTTCTTGACTCTGTGCTTCGGTGCAGAGTGGGCAATCAGCTGGTGGGATAGCTTCGATGAGTTCGACATTGGCGAGTACTCTGCTCTCGAAGAGGCAGAGTGGAAGGATCGCCGCTGACTCTTCGCTGCCCACGTTCTCTACCCGTCCTGGGTGTGAGTTCTCCAAGCGGCAAGCGTTGCCTAATCAGCTCCGAGGCAGCACGTCAAGCTGCCTCACCCGCTAATCGCCACTCTCTTCGCCATCTTCAAAGTCACCCACTTGTCGCGCCATGCTTCCAGTTTGTACCAGCGTTCATCTGTTTCGCTCAGAAGCCACCGCTCTACGATCTCGCCTGTGTCGCTGACATAAGCGTTGACTTGTACAAGCGTACCATCCTGCAAGTGTGGCCGTGGAACTCTGTGGCCATCGAAAGGTTGCGCTCCAATCGGACGCGAGATTAGTATGCGCTGAATCTCATTCCAGCGTGGAAGAGAAACTTCTAGTGTGTCCTGTCCTGTCCTGTAATTTTCGCTCACGCTCGCCTCGCTGCACGCGCTGCTACTTTTTGCCGCGAATGCTCCAATACCACTCCACGCCTCAACTGTCCGATGAGTTTGTCTAAGTGGCTCAACAGCGATTTTACCGGCCACAATCCAGACTCTTTGCAATCGGTCGTTCGCAACTCGTAAATCATATAACTCAGCCGATCAATTCGCCGGCGCACCGTGCGGTAGCATGATTTGTGCGATTTGTTTGGATTCGGAATCACGATCGCCTCGCTGCAAACCTAGGCTTCCCAATCATGGCTTATACTGTGAATTCTTGGCTTTGGTGACAAGTGCTCTAATCTCCCTGCGCCATTCTTGGCGTTCGTCCTGTGTGAGGGTGAGCGCCAACATGTAGTTGGCATTTTCGAGAGCCGCGATCAACTCAGCATTTAGTGCGCGTAGGCGGCGAAACTCGTCCCAAATTGGCTTAATCGGTTGCATGGCGGGAAGAGGAGTGTCCCAGTCCATCATGCGCCTACCTTATTTTTCTCGAATACGTCAGTTCTAGCCTGCGCCTTTCTGAATTTCTCGCAAGCATCACGGAATTTTTCGCAGGCAGGGCAACTGCACATGCAATCCGATCTGAGCCAGTCTCCAAGCGAAAGAAGTAATCTCGCAACGTCTCCCGCGTCAGTTATTTTCCAGCGCATCTCACGCCCTCCGTGCTGCAAACCTGTCAGAAATTGCTCCTCTTACAGCGAATCCAAAGAACATTCCGCCAAGCCAAAACATTAAGTATGCAAACCACATCACGCCCTCCGTGCTGCAAACCTGTTCTCCAACGTACCCCACAGCTTACCCACGCGCTCTAACGTGACGCGCTGGAACTCTCGGCAATTCGCGCACAGAAACTTTCCGATCTTCCCGCAACCCGCGCAGGACGTGAGGCGAGTTCGCTTTATGGGAGCTACGCGGGTCACGCCCGACTAACCTCGTCAGCAAACAAAACACCGTCCTTGTAGGTGCTCACCTCACAAGTCCACGGCACATTTCCAAATGGGGGAAACACTTTCGTTATCACGCCAACGCCCCGCAACTCCCGCTTATGACCCATGCGGTTTACCAGTCGCCAACGCACTTTATCGCCCTTCTTTAACTGCTTCTTCGTTGTGCTCATGCCGCTACCCCGTTTCCGTTTTGAATCAATGGTAATTGTGGAGAGTGCTCGAATAGAGCTAAGGCGATTTCCACCCTGTCCATTGGCCAACCAGCGTGACGCGGATTCACTACCGCCAGCACGTCCTCGATCTTCACGTAGCTGAACAGTGGACGTTCTAAGTCCGCGTTCTCGCCTATCCCGTTGCGCGGGATTGCGGAACACGCTTGGGTGATCTTGAAAATCTTCTGGCTGAGTGTCAGCCTTTCGGGCATGTGCAAGCCTCCGTCTCCTGATTGCAGGTCAAGCAAAACCGTACACCGTTCTCCAAGCCCACCTCGAACGGTTGAGGTTTCTTCTGATAGTGCTGTTTCAGTCGCCAGGTGCGGATCATTCGAGAGTGAGACTCTGGACGCTTACTTCGGATGAAGCCGGCGAGTTCCCACTTCCGCGTAAGGAACAAGCGGCCTAGCGCGTTCCCAACTTTTAGTGGTCGCTGGTAATGTTTGAGGAACTCTGCGCGTACATCATCCGCGGTTACAAGTTCCCCGCCCATGCCCAACATTTCGGCTACCAGTTGGGCACGCATCATGTCGGGACCGTGCTTTTTGATGGCGCGGTCTAAACCTTCAAGTTTAAGTTGGGTGCCAGTAGTCACGGTTACTCTCCTGCCAGAATGCTCTCGGGGCACTTCCACTCGTAAATGGGTTCGGTGTGCGCTGCAACGATCTGTTCCGGCTTGGCTGGCTCCGCAGGAATAACTTGCTCGGGGATTTCCTTCTCGCCCACCTTGACGCGCTCACACACGTTTTCGCGCATCGTAAAGAACTCCACCCAGACGCTGCCGAACGTCTTGAGCAGAGAGAAGTAACTGTCCCGCGAAATTTTCTCGCAAGCCCCGATGTGCTTCGCCAGTTCTTTCAGGTCGCTCACGTACACACTGAATTGCTTTGCTGTGATCTCTTCCGCCACCTCTGGACGTTCATTGAGATACTGCCCCAATGCGATAAAGTCATTTCCGATTGACATTTTCAGTCTCCTTTCAACTTCCCGCCCGGCGCGTTATAACGGTCATGCAATTCGCGCCACGTTTCGGGAAAAGCTCGCTGCAACTTAAAAAGGTTATACGTGTCTGCCTGCCGCATCGCTGCCATGACTAATGCGTAGAATGGTTCATCCTTTTTGTTCAACTCCAAGCTCCGAACGTAGTCATACAGGCTCATCAGTTCCTCGGTGCCGTAGCGTGCATCCGCGTTTGGCAGGCGTTCCAGTGGTCTACCGCCCGCGACAGGTGTGCCTCGGCCTGCTTCACCAGTTCGTAAGCTCGCTTCTCTTGCTCGACCGCTACCGCGTGCGCGATTGCTCGTTGCGTCTCGTTGTAGTGCTGCGCGAGAGCGACTTGCAGCGGGTCGTTGGTCAGCCGTGATCCTTCTTTGATGGGCTGGCGCGTCAAGTCGGCAATGCGTTCTGCTGGGTCCTGGCCGAAGATTAAAGCCTTTCCACTTTCCTCATCGTAGCGTTCCATCGGTTTGTCCCTCCACGCGCAACATTACGCGCACACCGTTTCCATGTCAAGTACCAAATATAAAAACAGTACTTGACTTTCTCAAAACAACCTGAGAACCTCCATCTATGAAAAGGCAGCGCCTCTGGCAGATAAGCAAATTGAAGGCTGGCCGCTGTATCAGGTGTGGCAAGCGGAATCGGACGAAAACGCAGATGTGCCGCCCATGCCGTGACCGCCACAACGAACTAAGAAGGACCGCATGAGCAAGAAATCCCCAACCCAACTCTCCCTCGACTACCTCAACAAATGCGGATACACGTGCGCCATAGTTGAACGTTGGAACTCCTTCGCCGGCATCCGCCAGGATGTATTCGGATTCGCTGACATTCTCGCCTACGGGCGGCACGGGATCGCGCTAATCCAGACGACGACTCAGAACAACTATGAAGCACGCAAAAAGAAGGTACTCGCAAGTCCGCACTTCGAGGGCTGGAAGAAGGCGGGCGGGGTAGTACTGCTCCACGGTTGGGGTAAGGACGGTCTACGAGGGGAGCAATTATGAGCAAAAGTATTGACCAACTCATCGAAGAAACCCACCAGGAAGCCGCTACGGTGCGCTAACGTGTGGTCGCGGCCAGCGATTTATAAAGCTGCCCACGCCACGGTTGCCGATGGGCGATAGCCATGATGCTGCCCACGCCGAGTTGTGTGACAAACTTTTGGAGCGGGGGAGAAAGCGGAAGAGTTTTTGGGGGCGGGGCGGGAGCGAGGTGAGCGATGGCAAGTGAGCTTGAGCGCGACAAATGGCCGAATCAACGCCCACCTCCACATATTACGGACCACTTGATTGAGCGAATCAAAAGATGCGGATGTATCCAGTGCTATCGATGGCTGGCTGAACTAAAAGTGCGGTGGGAAAAGGTCGTGCCCCGTGGCTGACAAACCGAACAAGCAAATATTAGAAGACTTCACCCCCAAGTGCCCGATCTGCCTCAAGGATGATGAGCTATTTCTGCGGGGCAAGGGCATGAAGAAAGGCAAACTGCTGGAATGTTTGCGCTGCAAGAAGACTTTCGAGGTGCATGCATGATGGCTGACAAACCGGACGTGGACTTGGAGAGGGCGCTGGCTGACTGGGGCGAATGCATAATCTGCGGCGTGTGTTCAGCGATTGGCCATGACTGGTGGTGCCCGCGCAATTCAAATAAGCCGGACTGCCTAAAGAATGGTAGGCATGACAGACATATTCCGAGGGAGGCCAGCAAATGAGCACCGGCGAACGACCAGCGGATGGGTTGGAAGCGTTGCAGCGGGAGGCGAAAGCTAACTCGCAAATGGAAACCTACAACACCGTAGCCCGAGCAGTTCACTGGCTTTATGCTCAGGCGTTGGGCGAGCACATAGCAGTAGCGAAAGAGCGGGAAGAGAAAGTGGCCAGCCTTCTTGAATGGGCGAAGGCAGCACTGAAAGCAGAGTTCAGCGATCTGGATGCAGCCGACCTAGCGCCAGGAACCTATTGGGCGAAACTTCAATCTGCAATCAGAGCGCTGGAGCGTGTGCCATGACCCAGCGCGGGAGAGGAAGGAGAGTAGAATGAGCGAGCAAATAGCGGAGATGATTGACCGCTTGGAGAATCTGAACGGAGCGTTGCAGTTGCCGCTTCGCGCAGAGATGCACGTAGACCAGCTTAAAAAGGCGCTGCCCGAAGTAATCGCCAAGCTGAAAGAAGCCTACGTGTACGAATTCAACGACAATCCGTGGGAGTGACGAAGATGAAGAGCGACAGAGAGCAGGCAATAGACCGCTACGAATACATTCCCGGCGAAGAGGACGATTGGGATGAGGACGAAGAGGAAGACGAGTTTGAGTCGTTCGATTGCCACATGGATCGAGAAGGCTATTGCGGAAAAGCGGGAAGCGAAGAGTGTGAGTTTGAGTGTCCGTACAATCGGCTAAAGGGAATCAAGAATTGAAGCCCGTCGAGTTGCTGGCGAGGACGCGGAAAGGGTGAGTGACCGATGAGCGAACTATGCGGGGCGTTTATGGCATTGGTAAATGGTGGACCTGGCGCGATGTACTGCAACGCTGCGAAGGGGCATGAAGGCCCTCACAGCTTCACGTTTGATTCGTATATTAGCAATGCCGCCGCCCTCGCGGAGAAGCCAGCCGAGCGGCCAGCGCCACAAGCGGAAACTCCCGCTCAACTAGTCGAATGGCTTGGAGGTTCCAGCCGAGCGAACAGCGTTGAGCATGTGCATCAGCGTGATTTGGCCATCCGCCGAGAGGCCGAGCAGGTGGGGCAGCAGAAAATGCGCGATATGGGATTCGCTCACCCTGCCGACGTATCAGCGATGATTCTGGATACGGCGAAGCGGGCCGAGCGTGCGGCGTTCGAGAAGGCGGCCACAGCCGTTGGGCAAGTTCCATTTACATCTACGCCAAACACGAACTCCCTTAGGCATCCGCTGGATGTGCGGAACGATGCGGTTGAGGCAATTTTGGCCCTAGCCCAGCCCGCCCAGCCGGTTTCAGGCGCGTCCGCCCAGCCGGAGAAGGGGGAGAACGCGAAATGAATTTATTGCTGATTTTCGGACTGGCTTTTGCCGCTATAACCTGGGCTTCGATTACCGCATTCCTATTGCTCAACGAATGGACGGAACGAGATTGGTTGCGCTGGTTTTGTACAGCAGCATGGTTTTCATTCGGAATTACAGCGACACTTTGGTGCTGTAATCGATGGTTGTAAATCGGGGCCGAGGGGAAGGAGCAAAGCAAGTGAGCGAACGAAAACTAAGCTTTATCGTGTTTGGATCGTGCATCCTAGTCGCGCTGGTTGTTCTTGGCGCTTATGAACGTACCGTGGGGCGCGCCGAGATGAAGCTCTGGCAGGAACAGTGGTACGCGGCGCATCCGGTAATTAGCCAGCAAGCGTTGGAGTTCCCAACGCCTAGTGGGAAATGGATTCCATTTAGCATCACCTTTGATACGTTCGGCCCTGGTATGGAAGGTAGGGCGTGGATGACGAAGGATGGGAGCGTACTTTACATCCAAGGGATACCGCCCACGCCCGCCCCGAAGCCGAGCAAGAGGAGCAAGCCGCGATTCGGTGCCCATCCAACCATAGACGGAGTTTCTTCTTTCATTGTGCGGCCCGGTCAGATGTGTGCGTCCGTCTCACTTGATAAGAATCTTCACTACGAGGCGTCATGCGAACCGGACCCGGACGTGCACCCACTCACTAGTTTGGAGTGCTCCTCCATCAACACCTCGACAGGCGATTGCACGATTAAGTTGGATAAGTTGCTGCCAGCGGAGAAGCCGTGACCACAGCCCTCAAGGTAGCTGGGATTCTACTTTGGCGTCTCGCGGTTCTCTACCGGAGGTGGCTGCGGGAGTACTATCTAAACACAGGAGGCAGAGGATGAACGACGGAATAGACCCGGCATTCTTTAATCAGGTTGCACAAATCGCTCACTTTTCCGCGACCTACGCGCTGACGCTCACTGCTATGCTGTTCACGAAACTGCAGAGCAAGCACCGTTGGCTTGTGGTGTTCGGGCTGATTGTTGCCTACGCATGTTTTCACGAAGGATGGTACGACCCGCACTTTGAAAATGCTGCCACGCGTGGCAGCGACGTGGAGGACTGGTGCTTCCTCGTCGCTGGGTCAGTGGCCGCTGAGATAGCCGCCGAACTGAAATTCGGAGTAGCTTTGTACAAGTCTAAGGGAGTAAAGTTGGAACGATAAAGGAGCCTCTATGATGCAATCACGCAGGGCCTTCGGGAAGCAGCTATTTACGTTCTTCGCCATGCTCTCCGTACTTGGTCGCACGTTCACGCTGGCTGGCTGCACGGGAAGTATCTGGTCGCAAATCCTCACTTGGATTCCAGTGGGTGAAGCATCGCTAAATTCCATCCTCTCTGTGCTCACTGCGAACGGAGTTCTAGTCGCGCCCGGGCTGCAAGCCATCGTCTCGCTCATCGAAGCGGGATTCACGGCTCTCACTGCGGCAATCAAGGAATATCAGGCGACAACTCCACCGCCTGTTGGCGTGCTCGCCAAGATCGAAACAGCCTTCGCGGATATTGTGAATAACTTCAAGACGTTCCTCGCCTCACTGAACGTGAACGGCGGATTGCTCTCCATCATCGTCGGCATTGCTCAAGTAGTGCTCTCTACAATCGCGGCGTTCATGGGACAGTTGCCAGCGGCGTCGAGTCTCAGGCGCACGGTGCTCCTCGGCGATTCGTTCCGTGTCGGCGTCGGCATGGGCACCATCGTTCCGAAGTCGCGCACTCGCGGTCAGTTCAAGCGGGATGTCAACACGGTGCTGGGCGAAAGCGCGTCAGTCGGCGTTGTCTGTCCGCATTCGGCGTACCTGCCGCTGACGTTCTGGGAGAAGTTCTAAGGAGGAATCGTGCCTCAACTTCTTAAACTTGGGAAAAAGCGCCCGAAGTTCCATCCCAAGACGATGTTCTTCCGCCACTACTTCGTGGCCGTTCCTCCCGCCCCTGCTGTCTGCTATTTCAACAAGCGCTTGGGGCAGAACGCATGGAATATGTACTTGAACGATTCGCTCGGTTGTTGCGCTATCGCAGATCCCGCGCATCACGTCCTACTTGAAACCTCCTACACAGGCAAGGTCGCCAACCCCACGGATGCGGAAGTGTTGACCGCTTACGAGGCGGTCGGGGGATATATTCCGGGGAATCCCGGCACGGACAACGGTTGCGCCATGACAGACGTGTTCAACTACTGGTCCACCACGGGAATCGCGGGCAGCAAGATCGCCGGATGGGTGCAGATTGACCCTAAGAATGTGGCTCATGTTCAGCAAGCAATTTACGCCTTCGGTGGCGTCCACATGGGCGTGCAGTTGCCAAATAGCGCGATGGACCAATTCAACGCAGGGCAGCCGTGGACCGTACTCGCCAATGACGGCGGAGTAGCTGGCGGTCACGCGGTATACGTTCCCGGCTATCTCGGAAGCGACTGGATTTGTCCCGTCACCTGGGGCCAGAATATCCAGGCATCGTGGGCATGGATGCTCAAATACTGCGACGAAATGTACGCGACGATCAGCTTGGATTGGCTCTCGACTCAGGCAGGACTTTCGCCAAGTCATCTGAATCTCGCCGCGTTGCAAAACGACTTGCAAGCTCTCCAGCAATGACCTGCGAGCGATGCCACAAGGAGTTCCAGTCGTTCAAGATTCAGTTCAACGGGCACGAGGTGGACAGCACGGTTTGCGGCAAGTGCCTAGCGGCGGCGAAAGCGGAACTTGACAAGTACCCGAAGGCGCCGCAGAGCAAGAAGAAGCAGTGAATGATACGGGACAGACGCCCATTGACATCTGCGGTATATTTGAGGCATGGACTTCGAGCAGGAGGGTGACGTGGACAAGATTTGGCCCTTCAACCACGATGGCGGCATCAGTGACAAGGATTTCAAGCTCCTCGTTATCCGAATACTCGAATCCATAGATTCCAAGCTCGGCACCCCCGCGCAAGGTTTCAAACTCTCTCAACTTCAAAATGGAGGATTTATGGCAATCACAGGAGTAACAGCAGGTGGCAGTGGCACGTTTCAGGAAACTCCCGCTCCGGCCGGCTCGCTCGGTCTACAGGCTGGCAGCGTCCCGACTTACTCGGTGGATGATCCGGCAGTGACCCTCGGGCCGTCTCCCGATGGCGATGTCACGAAGGTTGTTGCGTCAGTTCCGGCAACGGACACGGGCGCTTCGTTCAATCTGACCGTCAGCGGCACCAACACGGCGGGCTCGGCGATTTCGTCTGTGTTCAACATCCCAATCCTGCCGGCTGCGGCCACTGTCTCGACGGGCTTTACACTGAATCAGTTGTAACGCCTTTTAGCAGGGGCATCTCGCCCTGCGGAACGGAGGATGTGGTCACGTTGGAGGGGCCAGCGAACCCGAATCTGGGGAGGGCGCTGGCCCCTTTTTATTGGAGGGACGCATGGACGCAATCACGAAGCAACGTATCGCTGCACTATGGCCGGAACTCGCCAGGCGATGGGTCAAGGTCGATGACAAACTGGTTTCAATGGGGATCACGGTTCGCGTGGACCAAGGGTTGCGAACATGGTCCGAGCAGGATGCGCTCTACGCTCAAGGCCGCACCGCTCCTGGTCCGATCGTCACGGACGCAAAGGGTGGCGAATCGTGGCACAACTACGGGCTTGCGTTGGACTTCGTGCCGATGCTCAACGGCCATCCGCAGTGGAACCGCGCTTTCCCTTGGTACGCCATCACCATAGGAATTGCCGAGGGCTGGGGATTCATTTCCGGGTCGAAGTGGGCCAATCCAGACTTCCCGCACCTGCAAATCACGGCGCCCTTCCCCGAAGCAGAGCCGGATGACTACTGCAAGGCCCTGTGGCATGGGGGAGGAGACGCGGCGGTGTGGGCAGAAATGAACAAGTACCGGAGTATCTATGCGGCTTCTTGACCTTTTCTGCGGACGCTGGGGCTGGTCACGCGCTTTCGCTGCGCGGGGATGGGAGTGCGTGGGAGTTGACCTTACAGCGCCTCCAGAACAGTTGAAAAACTGCATTTGGTATCACATGGACGTTCTGAATCTTGATTGGGAATGGACGCGGAGTCATTTTGGCGAGTTCGATTTCATCGTGGCATCAAGTCCCTGCGAGCAATTCAGCGTTCACGGCATGAAGCACTTCCACCCGAATCCGCCATACCCGGAACTGGGCATCAAGCTGTTCAACCACACGCGACAACTGTGCGAAGCGGCTGGCGTGCCGTATGTGATGGAGAACGTGAAACCCGCGCAACGCTTCGTTGGCCAGGCGAAGGCGCATTGCGGCTCTTTCTACCTGTGGGGCAGCGGCATTCCAACGATTCTTCCGCAGGGAATCCGCAAGGGCGCAAGTCAAATGCGCCGCGATGGCCGTTACCGCCGGCGAACTGGCGTAGATGAGTTGATGTATCGCGCAAAGGATGAGAGGGCCGCAAGTTTGGCCACCATTCCACCCGAGCTAGCCAACTGCGTAGCGGATTACGCAGAGAGGATTTTGGAGCAGCGTTCAGCCCAAGGAAGCCGCCACGCCAGCCAGCTATAAGCTGCCGTGTGCATCCAGACAGGCGCTATCCAGTCCCAGTGGTCCCGCCACGCGGGTTTTAGCACCCAACTGAACCAGAATAGCCCCACCCCAAGGAAAAGCCCCGCCAGCGTGCCCGGAATGAGTTTGTACGGGAACCATAGGAGCGCCAGAGACAGCGCCACGGCGATCCCCACGGCTCCTGCGGCCTGAATCAGTAGGATATGCTCGTCCAGCGTGCCCCGTGGATGCAGGGCTAGAGACATGGCGAGCGCCCCGGCCCCCATCATCCCGCCGAGAAACCGGGCGCGCAGCGTGGCGAACATGCGGACGACTTCCCAGCCGGCGAGGGTGGTAGCGATGACCGTGAGCAGGACGTAGCTAACGCGGTAGTCGGCCTCTGACGCCGTGTTCTCGTAGAGGCCGTAGTAGCAGCAGGAAATTACCTGGACGAGCGCGTAGGCCCTAAGACTTGGCGGGGGGCGCTTCACCCACAGGGCCAGTGCTCCCGGCATTGCGAACCACGGTCGAATCGACATCAGAAAGTGTAACAGGCCATTCAGCGTAATAAGCGACAGCGCGTGCGACATCGGCAGCCTCTACCTTGTACGATACAATCCCCTCGGGCGTGATGCCAACGAAGGACATTTTCTTGAGCTTGATTCCTGGTGCGTGACCGTTCGACATGATGCCTCCTAATCTCCGTTCGTCTCGATCCCTTGACGTTCTAATTTTACCACCAGTTTGTTGAATTTTCTCTCCAGCGCTTCAAACTCTTCCTTATTCACTGAATTGGCCCGCGCCCTGAACCAGTCGATAATTAATTGAGCGAAGATGATGATGGCCACTCCTAGCGCGATAGAGTAGGCGATGTTCATGGGCGGGCGCGGCTCCTATTTCCAGAATCGAATCGCTAACTGCAAAAGCGCAAACACAAATCCGATGATAACGATTGTGGCGGTCCCCCTGCCCTGTATATTCGAGATAGCCTTGTTCATCTCATCCTTCCACGTAGTGAACTCGGCATAAAATCTGTTGTGTGTGTCTATGGGCAAAAAATCCGCCCTGTCTCTCACCATGTTTTCGTGGGCATGGTTCAGAACGTCCAGTCTCCTTTGCAGTTCCAAATACGCAAGATCATTCGCCTTGGCAAGCGCCTTAAACTTCTCATCCATAAGTTCCCGCAGATGCGCGACTTCTGGATTCTCGGCCATTTGCGTTGATTATGCGATTAGTTATCGGCTTGTGCAAGCGGATTTACGGGCGCTTCGGCGTGTAGGTTTGGCCGGTGACAGTTTTCGTGCCACTGCCTTTCGTGGAGTGGTAGATAATCTCCTGCATCACGAAGGATTTGAGCGCAGAGTATCCGAATGTGCCGATGGCCGCGAGCGAAAGCCCAGTGATCGTCAGTGAATGCGCGTCTGGATTCCACACCCAGGCGATGCCAACACTGGTTAGCGCGGCACCGATAACCGAAAGGGCGCGAAGTAATGCTACTTTTTCCTTGGTCACCCACGGCATGTAGGGCGACGCCTTGAGCCAGTTGATGAACGCTACAGTGATACCGCTCATCGTCACCGTTGTTATTGCTACGTTTTCAGCAGCCATGTTTTCTCCTTTATTGAATCCCGAGCACCACGTTTCCCTTCTTGCCGTTCACCGAAGCAACCCCCATTTGCAGGAATGCCCCACCGCTCATGGACAGCCACATGCAACCGCAATCCATAGCATAGCAAAGCTGCGTCGTGGCCGGCACTGCCTTGCAAAGACTTCCAGTATTCACCCTGCCAGCGAACATGACTGTCGCCGGAGCGGGAGGCCCTGTGCTGACTCCGCTGAGGTTCAGTGCGTCGGGATTGTTCGCTCCTGGCGAAAAGAACACCGTAGCTGTGTTCGTGAAATTTGGAGTTGCTGGCGTGTAGACCACGTTGAATCCGCACGACTGTCCTGGCGTGAGCGTGAAGCCCGTACCGGGAATGCCGTTCGTGATCGTAGCGGGTGAGCCACAGGTGTTGCTGGTGAGCGAAAATTGCGCGCTTCCGAGGCTTACTGCTGTCACCACAAGATTGGCCGTCCCTGTATTCTGGAGCGTGACCGCTATCGGGTTGCTGCTCAGGCCGACAGGTGCTTGGCCGACGTTGATTGGAGAGGCGGGAGTAAACGTGGCGATAGGACTTCCAGCCGAACCGGAATAGCAAATCCCTGCGTCGAACGCCAGAACGCCGCTTGAGCCATCCGGTGCGCCGCCCATCGAGTTCAGGTAGCAGGTCATGGCGGCGTTTGCGTTGACGTGGCCAGCCCAGCCTGTTCCGCCTGATGTGCAGGTCGTTCCGTTCGTTGCAAGCGCAGGGACGCCATTGAACTTGCCGACCGTGTTGATCGTCCCACCGCACTGGATGACGTTGCCGCCGCTGATGTCCGGCCCGATTCCCGGCCACGGTAGCGAGCCGAGCCACGATGGTTTCGAGGTGAGATAGAAGCTCGCCGGGAGCGCGGGTTCGCCGATGGCCGTGTCACCGACGACGGGCACGAAGTTCGGATAGATGCTCGCAACGGTGGGAGATTCGGATGTGCTTCCACAGGTCGCGGACCATCCAGTATCCAGCGAGTTCCCACAATAGCGCACGGTCCCGGTCACGTTGTCATAACTCGCCCACTTGAGCGTCGTGGACTTCGTGAGCGTGTCTGTCGGCACCGATGTTGCACCGCCACCAGTTCCTTCGTTGTAGACCGACGTAGCTGTTGAGACTGACGTGTAGCTTGTATGGTAGCCAGGAGTTCCCTGCACGTTCGCGATGTCCGCGATATAGCGAGCGAAGGCGAAGTCTGCGGTGCCATTTGTGAATGTCGTAACAGGCGTTGATGGAACAGACTCCCATCCCGGCCAGAAGTTCCGAAAGCGTGTGCTGAGGTCGCAACTGCCGTGGATGTTGTCGCAGCTTACCCCAGGCCCGATGGTTCCTTCGTGGTGATTCAACTGGTCGCCTGAGTGCTCCGTGATTGGAGTGAGCGAACCGCCGTTTGTGTTCGAGTCGGGGAAGTAGTTGTAGGCTTCCACGCAGCCGACGCACGCGCCATCGTAGAATATCTGCCCACCTTGAATATGTGAGCCGATATTGTTTTGCAGGACGAGATACGATGACGCACTCGCACGCAGCCCGTAGTTCGATGGCAGCGAACCCGTCGAGTTAAACCAGTAGCTATTCTGAACGATGAAGTTCACCGCCTGGAATAGGTTGAACGCCGCACGCTTGTTGTTGACGCACTTCACTCCGCTAATCCATGAGAGCGTTGCGTTGAACACGTCCACGCATCCTGTTGGCGCGCTGGCGCTCGTCAGGTCGATGGACAAGTTCTCGATGCCGACGTTCGTAAGCGGCTGGACGACGTAGACCTGCGGCGACTGGCCGGAAGCGAAATTTGGATTGGAGACTGGCGGCGTGATAGTGACTACGCTCCCGGCGACGTTCGTTACCGTGTGCGCCTCAAGCTGATTGCGATTAGTCCGCGAGCCTCCTGCATCGGGGCCGTCGAACGAACAGCCGTTTGGAGACGACCATTGAGCACCGCAGACGAAGTAATTGCCGTTGTCCGTTACGGTTCCCGAGCACGGCGTCCCAGTCATACCCGTATCGCATTGGTCCATGAACAGCAGTGAACCGTTGACGATTCCCGTCACGCTCGAAAGTGTCAGTTGCGTCGAGCCTTGTGCGAGTCCCGCCGTCACGTTGTAGATGGTCGCCGGGGGAAGCGTCGTGTAATTATGGTCCGCCGCGTCCATGCAAAACGCCGCGCTGATTTGCCCCGCGCAGCCGGAGCTTCCGGTCATGGTGATAAAGGTAGAGTTGCTGCCAGAGCCACGTACCGCTACGTTGCCCCCCGTGGGGATGTTGACGGCGCTAGTCCAAGTAAACGCGCCAGCACCGAGAAGCAGGTAGGTATTCGCCCCGCACGCATTCAGGAGCGTCTGCACGCTCGCCGCCGAGGTTCCCGCCGCTACCGTTGACCCACACTGCGTCCACGAAGCGTCCGGCAGCGGCCCGGAGTTGGCCGAAGGGATGCCGGATTTAGTCCAGTCGATTCCGCGTCCATTGGAGAGAATCCCTAGCCACGGGTTACTCGGCAGGAGCGGAAACATATTCGCCGAGCAGCCTATCCAGCAGGTCACGATGTCTGAGAACTGCATGTGATGCCCGGAAGAGAGCGCCGCCGCGTTACCGTTGCCGAAGGTCTCGTAAGCGATGGATGCCCCAGCGGGAACGCTGGAATCCTCTTCACCAATCATGTTGAGATTGCGGTCATAGACCGCCAGTCGCACGCAATCGGTATGGTTGGCGTTAGCGCACGCCGCCCCGACCACATGCTGCCACGCGATGAGGACCGTATGCCCCGGCGTGTAGGGAATCGTTCCCTGGCAGGGGCCTGTGCACGCTTCGATCCCGAAGTTCTGCGATGACCCGTTCGAGTTGTAATTGGCGAGGCGCGAATTCCCGCCTATCACTTGCAGGAAATCATTGGACGTTCCAAACGAATCCGTAACCGGGATGTTCGACGTGAACCAGAAAGAACCCATCGTGAGCGTTCCGACCTCGTTGGGACTACGCAGGAAGATGATTTGATTGCCCTGGCCGTTGCCCTGCGTTGTCGAGTAGTCGAGCAGTTTACCCGAATGCGTGGTCACTCCGTTTATCGTGAGTGGCGGGCCTCCATCAGTCGCTACAGTGGTGTTCGAGTAAGTCAGCGTGGAATTGCTATTCGAGATGGCCGTAAACGGCGTCTGTCCTGAGAAGCAGCACGTCCCGAGCGTGCCATAGAGCGCATTCCCCATGTCGGTCACTGTTGGAGCGGCGCCAACGGTACCTTGCGAGAAATTCTCGAAGTTGGTGCCCTGCGCCATCAAGCCAATCGGGAACAGCAGAAGTGCGAGTATGCGTAGTGTTCTCATTCAAATGTCGCCGTGTCGAAGGCAACCGTATTCCCGCTGCTGTTGCCTGTCGTTAGAGTGGAAGTCACCGAAGATTGCGTCGTCGTGTAAATCTTGTACTCCGTAGCGCCGAGCATCGAACTGCACGCGCTGGCAATGTTGGCGAGTGTGAACCCACTACCCGCCGCGCCTGTCCACGTTGGGCCGCAGTTCGTGTCGTCGGCCATCGAAGAAATTGCTATCTCGTTCGCCACGGCGGTTGTGTAAGTGTTCGAGGTAAGCGTTGCGCCAGCGGTCCCGCCAACGACAGTCGGATGTGCGTCCGCGCAACCTGACGTGACCGAGTGATTGAACGCCGTGATCGTAAGCGTCTCATCTTCCGCCCCGGTCAATGTGAAGGAGAAAAATCGGACGTTCGCGGCTGCGTTGCAGGTATAGAAGAATTGCGTGTTTGGAGACCCACCGGAAGTTCCCTTTGTGAGCGAAGTATAGGTACTGGCTGATGAGGTGCAGGTTGCATTCGTCGTACTATCGCAGACGGTAGGAGATGCCGTACCGGGTCCACCCGCGAAGGTGATACTGAGAACGATTCCGCTCCCAGCCGCGATTGCCGATCCGAAGTCCACCGCGCTGACTGTGGCTACTGTTCCGCTGTCAACGGACTTCGTTCCGATGATGGAGATGGAGCCGCCACCTCCGCCGCCCGAGCCAACCGCTCCTGTGCGATTCGGCACTGTGGGGGATTGCTGCCAGAGCAGCGCGAATAAGCAGAGGGCCAGTCTCATCGTGCTCCTACGTTCCACGCTACGGCGCCGGGCGTGATCGAGGTAGCCGTCTGATTACAAATTTTATAATTTAACTGGTTTGCCGTGAACCACGCGACGATTACGAGGCCGCCAGTAGACCCCCATCCCGTTGACGCTGAGATGTCCGAAGGCGCTCCGAATAGCGGAATCATCGTGGACGTTACGCCTGTCATCGTCACCGTTGTAGCGGATGCGGAACAAGCATTCCCGCCAACCGCCGTTGTCGGATTCGTCGTCGTCGTGTTCTGGATGCCGCAGACGAGGCCGCCGCCATCAGCGAGTTGCTGATTGCCGCTGGTGACGACCCACTTGGCGCAATTTCCGGTTGTTGGCGTGGTAGAGGTGGTCGGAACAATTGCATCCGCACCGTTGGAGAATAAGTGCGGATTCTTGTTCGTGGAGTCATAGCCGAGCATGTCGGTAGCGGAAGCTGTAAAAGCCGCTCCGGTATGAATCTTGACGGGCATAGCCGACAAATCCTGCAACCCGCCGCCTGTGTAAGTGTTCGCCTGATTGTTGAACACCACGGTCGCCGGGAGATCGCCAGCCGCGATTGCGACGTAGGCTCCTGCCGCCGTACTTCCAGTGTTGTTGCCCCAGTATTTGTGAGCGCCGACCGTGTTCAGTGTCAGCGTTACCACTCCAGTTGAACTGACGTTCGACGCAAATACGCTGTCGCCGCTAAAACTGGATACGGACCCCGAAGCTCCACATCCGAAAGCGCCAGTAGCAGTGGCGAACGTGATAGCCGTCGCGCAGTTAGGGAACGCGCTGAAATCTGGGAAGCGTGACGCGAGGTAATTCACGCCGTCCGACCATAGGAAGCGAGTCCATGAGGGAGGAACCAGCAGCGATGCGCCGCCGTTGACTGTGAATCCGCTGGCACCTTCCGTCACCGCGCCCGTGCCGATGTTCTTGAGCACATTCCCATAGTTGAAACCAAAGCCCGTTGTGGATGGATTGACGAGCGTGTAGGTCTGCGCCCCAGCGTTGTTGGCCGTGATGAGCGAGAAGCGGTCGCTGTAGAGATACGTGTACGTCGTCCCAGACTGTGGATTCACGGGCACGCCGGGGAGAGGACAAGTCGGAGCCACCGACGCGCTCGCCGTAACGAAGAATCCGCAAAGATAGTTGCCGTTTACTACAGGAGAATTAAAGCCAGCGAACGAACTGCCACCGCCATTGTACTGGAGGGCGTTCGGGCCGCCTCCTGGCGATCCTCCGCCTGTCCCACCGCCACCGCCGTCATAAAAAGCGTCACCGTTTTTCAGGCTGACGTGACCGCCAGTGTTGGGAGAGATGGTTATACTTCCTGTTGAGGCATTGCCGTGAAGAGTACCAGCGTTCACAGTAAGTGTGCAGGTCCCGGATTGGCAGTAAACGTCCCAGCCTTGGCCGTCGCCCAAGGTCGTGTCCACGGTTAGGGTTCCTGTGCCGTTAAGGATTACGATGCCTTCGTTGTTCGTAAGTGTGTGGTTTCCGGTGTAGACGATCGCTGATTGGTTGACGCTCGGCACCCGGATTCCACCAGAGCCGTTGTTGCCCATGCTGAGGATCGTAACATTGAGGTTCTGGCCGACAAGAGAAGGAATAGTCTCGGCTGCACCTTGTATGGTCACAGCGGAAAAAGGCTGTCCAGTTAAAATTGGAAAATTTGCGCCTTGATTTACATTTTGAACCGTGAGAGGAAAACCAACACTAGTTGAATTACTCGTTAATGATGCCGCTATGGAATAACCGCAAGTATCGCAAGTAACGTTTCTAATCATTACTTGTCCGCCGACATTCCCACCCCCCGGATTAGCATTGTAAAAACTAAACAATGGCATGTCGGTCAAACCCTGATTCTCCTCGCCCATATCAAGGTCAGCCTGTATACCGTATGAAGCGATACCGAACCACATGCCCTTAATGCTCATCGGAAAATGATGCATGTTAATTTCCGTGTCATTCTTAAAGATTACGAATGGCGTCATCGTCTGTCCATCGCCTTGGGCCATACCAGACGAGAAACCGTTATTCCTCATATCCACGCCGAAACCACCACCGGCAGAGGGCCAGCGGTAGTAGAGGACTCCCATGAAATCGTTGGAGTTGCCTGCGTTGAAATAATTATCGCGGGTAATGGTATAAATGCTGGAAGTATCGAACATCAACAGATAGCCATTGCCTTGTGCGCTGATGGTAGTGCCCGACCACGAACCCCCTGTACGCCAGATGCCAGGATATGCACCCTGAACAAATATCTGATTATGGGCTTCCGTTCCAAAGACTCCCGTAGAGGATGCTATCGGGTTCAGAGTGAGGTTGCCAGCCCAAGTACCTGCAAATTTAAGCGTGCCTCCAAGCCCCAACCGCGAAGCCTGCGACACCGCTCCCTGAATGTTCAAATACGAGCTTGTAATAAATCCTTGTATAGTTCCCGGAACCTCAGGCACGACCGGAAGATAAATCATTCCGCCGCCACTGGAGAACGTGAACGAAGCGTTATACGCAGCAAGAATTGCAGGAACGTTATCGGGGCGCATCCCAGCGGAAGTTACTGTTGTGCTAGCAGGAGTTGCCACCGTAACCGTAGTGCCGCTGATGTTAGTGATTTTTGTCACCAGCATGTCGTTGAACGGAGAACTGGGTGCGGTCGTTGGTGCCCACCAAGGCAGGACCATGTTGCCTGACATAGTTGCGCCGTAATCTTCCCACACATTGTAAGTGGCATCGGAGTAGCCAAGATTTGCTGGCAACGAAACACCGATTAAGTTGTAGGCCCCGGTCGTGCGCCCATAGATGAGATAGAACGCTCCAGCGCCCGTTGGTGTAGGGAGAACAATCTTATTGCCAAGCGCATAATAGACCGTTCCACCAGTTGCAGTCGTTGTGCTAATTCCCCTTGAGGCATCCACGCCGCTCAGATAGTTAAAGTGCGTTCCGTCAACGACTGACAAGATTTGCTTCACGCCTCCGTATTCCTTGTCATTCGAGGTGCCCTTGATTACCACTGTCTGCCCAGCGGACATTTCCGTTGTGCTTCCAACTAAGCAGGTAAATGTATTGGTAGCGCCACTGGTGCAATTCGTGATCGTAGAGATCGTTGGCCCGCGCATTCCCAAGTTGGCTAGACCGTTGGAAATCGTCGCCGCCGAACTAGCCGCCGTGCAACCGTAACCGATGTCGCACATGGCGATTTTGTAAGAGTATTGCGTGGAGCCGATTGGCGAGTTGACAAGAACGCCTGTGCCGCTCAGTGAAGCCGCACCGGAAGGTATGACCGAAGGAGCCGCTGGAGTTGTCATGGTCTGCGCCGCGCCAGCTCCCACGCAAGCAAGCCCATCCAAGTTTGTGATATTCGCCGCGCTACCAACCGTCATCGTGCTTGAAAAAGCGTTGATGCTACAGGTGCTCACCAGCGATCCAGAGTTCAGATTCACGGGATGCGCGCCGTAGAAGCGAATATCTACACCGTTAGGGTTTGGCCCACGATTGATGTTGTCGTCGCCATTCGTGAGAACTCCGCTAGCTTCCGATAGGTTCCCAATCCCAAGCACGCCGCCATTGTTCAGTTGGTATTGCCCTTGCGCTCCTGCCGCCGCCCCGCTCGATGCAATCGGTGCCCACACTGATGCTTGGCAGGTGTAGATAACTCCTGTGCCGATGACCTGCTGCGGAATAGACCCTGGCGTGCAAGCGCCCGATGGAGCCGATACCACGTTGATGACTCCACCGATGGGATTCCAGACGGTACATGGAAGTATGTTGCAGACGTGAATGAAGGTGTCTGTGACGTTGAAATACGATTGCCCTAGTGCACCGTTTACAAGCTCGCCGTCGCGGTAAGCTCGCGTGTTCGGCGCAGGACTCCCCATATTGATCCGCACACTCGGAGGCGATGGGCTGAATATCTGCGTTGTCCCGGTCACGCTCACGCTCTGCACCGTCAGGCAAGTTGCGGTGGCCAGCGGGCAGAATGTGACATCCCAGGTGCTTCCTGCCGGCGTGATTGAAGTATTCGAAGGTACGCTTACGGAGTAGTGCGCTGATCCGTCCAGTGTCCCTGCTATCGTTTGTGCCGAAGAGAAGGGCACTCCGTTCCAGAAATACTGTGCCGTGGGATTCGAGGGTGAGACGCGGAACACGAACGAATAAGTCCCGCCGAACCACGCCTGTCCGTCCGGGGTGTCTGTGATCGTGCCACTCACGGTCGTAGACTGCGCGAATGTACTGGCAGAAAATAGAACTAGCAGCACGGCGATAAACGCCAGTTTTCTAATCAAGGCAGCACCCGGACGGAGTACGTTTTAGAAGTTGGCGTTAAAGCCAAAAGAGCACAAACATTAACCGTCACCGTATTCGTCGCTGTCACCGTTGCGGTGATTGAGGTTCCTAAAGCAGCGATGTTCGTTCCGTCGCTCGCCGTGGCAATCGCTGGCATACCTACCGTAGCTCCGGTAACTGTCGCCGTTCCAGAAGCACAAGCCCCAACCAAGAGAGCGCCTCCACCGATTGATCCGGTTGTTCCGGTCATCATGCCGGAAGTTGCTCCCAAGACCCACACTGATGCCTTACAACTCCAAGCGTATCCCGTAGAACTGTCCGTGTACGTGCTGCCTGAAACACAAGAACCGGATGGAGCGCCGCTGCCATTCTGCGTAGACGTACCTGGGAGTTGGCCGCCGCGTGTGTATGCAAGCCCCGCTATAATCAAGCAGAGGAATACAACAAGAACTGGATTCAGTTTGCTGTGCATGTCACCCGCCAAGTATCGCTCGCCGTTGGTGCCGTGGCAGCCGCCACGTCGCTAAAAAGCTGTAAGGTCACAGACGTTGTGCTCAAAGCGCCCGTCTGCTGAATGATGAAGTTCGTCGTTGAGATCGCACTTACGTGATTCGCTTCGCAATGCCAGTCTGTTGTCGCCGCTGGCATTGTGACCGTGCAGCCTCCAGACGTTGGAGCCGTTCCAGTGAAGATGTTGAAAGAGGCTGTACCATTTGGCGCTGAGATCGCCGCCGCTGAACCACCACAGCCAGCCGCCGCGATAGTAGGGGCAGTTGGCGAAATAAGTAAATTTGCTCCACCAAGAGGAACCTGCCCGAACGCTCCGTTGTTGTAACTGCACTTTAGTGCATGGGCCGTGGAATCGCCGTAACAGACATCTTGACTAGCAATTCCAGTCGGTGCGGCGATTTCTTGTAAGCCTAACTTTGGAATCTCAATACCACCTTTGTTGCTTTGAATGATTCTAAAAAGTGGAAGCCCGTAAGCAAGCAAATCGTTCTGTGAGTAGACATCGAAGGTGTCGTCCTGTGTGCCACAGCAAGAAAGCGATGAGTAATGATTAACCTTAGGACCAACAATGTTGACTGTTGGTGAGTGAATTGTGTCGCTGATAATTTCCGACATTGAAGCGCCACAGCCGGAGTAGGAGTTATCCATCGTGACTGTATTGGTTCCAGCAGCCACGGTTTCGGCTATCTTCATCCCTATAGTCGCGCTCGCTCCCGAAATGCAGCCGAAGAAACCATTGCGAATGGCTACGTTATTTCCGTTGTTTACGTTCACCCCGATTTCGCCAGCGGAGTTGAACTCCATATACACACCATCAAGTTTTACGCCGCCGACCTGATTTGTCCCTGTGGCTTGAATGTCGATGTTAGCTTTTCCAGGTCCGGCGTGGTTGTATGTCCCGCCGTTCACGTTCACATTCACAACGCAGCATTGAGCGGAAGAGATGAGAAGGGGTTCTTCTGTTCCCGTGCCTGCTAGGTTTACATAGTTGTTGTCGAGATTGATTGGTCCAACAGTGGAACCCGCTCCTGTATTCGTGATTCTAATTCCGTTGGTATTGGCAAAGCCGCCCAGCACCATTTCCTGAATGCGGCTGGAACTCGTCATGTTATTTGTGTCGATGACGGCATTGGCGATTGTAGCGGATGGGCTGCCTTGAATCGTGCATCCGCGAAGATAGCCGGTCCATTCAGCGCCAGTGCGCGGATAGGATGCAATGATGGAGTTGGCTACGAGCGTGGAAGTCACCTGCCAACCGCCTGTGCCGGTCCCACCGGTATTGATTCCGTCGCATGAGATGGTACTGTTCTTATACAACTCGATCATATCCACGCCGGAGTGGTTTCCAGTGAAGGTAAGTTGAGCCGAGCGGTCAATGGTGAGGGTAATGCAAGCCCCTCCAGAAGTACCGATAATCAGCGGCGGACTGATTGTTTCAGAATACCCTACGGGAACGTGTACCTCTGGACATCCTTGAGCTGCTGCCCCTAGCGCCTGCGCTCCAGTTATTGCGGCCTGAATGGTTGTGTACTTATTGCCGTCAACAATTTGAGTTCCATTCAGGCTATAAGAGACGATGATATTCTGCCCCGCAGTTTGAGTAACATTTCCTGATAGTGTCGTCGGTCCCGTAAACGCTCCATTTAGTGCTCCGCCCCCGTTGGCGGATAGCGTTCCGCTTACTGTTGGGTTCCCACTCAAAGTTGGATTCCCGGAAAATGTCCCTGTTATCGCTCCCGGTCCTGTCAAGTTCGTTGCTGTCGTTGCGCTCGTTGCCGAAGTCGCGCTCGTCGCCGTTGCCGCGTTGCCTGCGAACGTGCTAGAAGGGTTGGAGAATGTCACCACCCCGCTCTCTGTGTGCGTACCGCTAAAACTTCCTGTGATTGTCCCTGGACCTGCCAAATTGTTTGCTGTACCTCCGGGAACCACCCATGTGGTGCAGGAATTTCCGCTAATGGCCGTGCAGGTTTTTGTGGATGTGGATACGAGGTTGAAATACGTAGAGCCGAGAGCCGCACCGGTTACTTCGCTATCCGTGTATGCCAAAACAGGAGGTTGAGTGGATTGCAAGTTGATGAGGATGGCGGGAGGTGTAGCGTTCAGCGTTTGCGTTGCTCCGGTGATCGTGATGTTGCTGACCGTGAAGCAACCCGAGCTTGCCTGTGGGCAGAACGTAGCGGTCCACTGGCTTTGGATGGGAGAGATAGCTGTGTTCGATGGGATGCTTACGGAGTACGTCCCTGTTCCGCTTAACGAGCCGCCGAAGTTTGTTGGCAGCGTGCCGCCTGTCCATGTGTACGGACCTACGGGATTCGCTGGACTGGGAACAAAAACAAAATTGAAAGTTCCGTTATTCCACGTCTGCGCGCCAGCATCAGTGATGGTGCCAGAGACCGTGGTTGACTGCGAAAAAGCATGGGCGGAGGACAAGAGAAGAAGTCCGAGCGTAAGAAGGACTTTGCGAAGCATAGAATCCTCACTGTGGAAGATTCTAGTACCATTACTACTGTAACTCAATCATCTTCTTCGTCCATCTCGGGGATTTCGTCGTCCTCAGCGGACTCGTCCTCTTGCAGGATGTCCTCGGATTCGTCTATCGCGTCGGGCATGTCAGTTGAAAACGAGTTCAACATTCCAGCACACTCCCAACGTCACTATCCAGAATTGAAATTGGAAGTCGCTCTTGCCTCCAACGATCTGCCAGATTTCTGGCATCACTTCAGCATCCCCGCCTCTCTCAACTGCCGTCGTGCATGTCCATGTGCCACCGCATCGCTCCGTTTGCGCTTTCGTAGGTTCCGAACTCCTCAGTATAGCCACAGTCGCATGTCACCTTATGAAAGCCCGTTCGGTTGGTTCCCTTGTAAGGCAGTTGCAGCATCGCATGGGCTGTTAACTTTCCATCGCCCATCATTTCTCGTTCAAGTTCTTTCGTCCACCCAGCAATCGGTCTTTTCATAAGACGATAACCAGCATTTTTCGTCATTTCCAAATCCGCAATGGACGGAGAGTTTTTCTTTTCTTCATCTTCACTAGCGTATTCCCATCCAAACGGCAGCATCCTATCTGGTTGCATCGCCCAGCGATAAAACAAGTCAGTCATTTTAGCATCCCTTCTTCCCGCAGTTTCCGGTAGCGTTTACAGGCAGCTTCGCAAACGTCGGTTCGATACTGTGCATTAGGTACTCGCACTTCTCGCAACATCTCATATGCAGAATCGAAGGCTTGTCCTGGCGTCTCACCCACAGCCAATGGACTGCCCACCCATCCGCAAAGTCCCGCCGTTTCCAATTCGTCCGAATCTCCACGCTTCCGCACATCGTAGATGTAGAAGCGGTCAAGGTTCTTTTCGTGCAGTCCTTCGATGGGCACGCCTGCTTTATAAAACTTGTCCGGTAAACCTTCGCAAGGATACGGCGGCACGGACAGTCGAACGGAGGCACAGAAGGGATGTTTCAAAATCATCTCCGGTGGTCGCTCCTCGGATGCAACCGCGTAGAGAAAGTCTCCGAATCCCATCGGCAAAAGGCGTGTTAGTAGTGCGGTCGCATCGTAGCCGAACCGTGGCGTGAACTCCAGCGCCCAGGTTCCTTCCGCGTTCGTGATCGTGTTCAGGTCTATGGGACCCACGTAGCCGAGTTCTTGTAGTGGCTCCACGCATTTTTTAAGTCCCTTCTCGAATAGCGCGTTATCCTTGCGCGACATCCAGCACAGCGATCCGCTGCATCCCGTGTTCGGTCCCAATTCCCCGTTTAGAAATTTCTTCGTTTCGATTGTGTGGTTCAGCGCATAGTAGCCGGTGGAGTTTATGTAGACTTCCGTACTCGCTTCCACGCCTTCAACGAAGTCCTGCAAGATGTACTCGGAAACTTTAGCAGAACGAAAGAGCACGTCGAAGTACCGGAGCATGTCTTTCGCATCGCGGGAAACGTAGGTCGTGGATTTGTCGTCCTGCTCGCCAATCGGCTTGAACACGAGTCGCTTGTCGCGTTTCTTGATATGCCGGATGCCGTCCGCTGGATTGTCGAATGCTTCCCACGGCGCAACCAGCAAGCCGCAGCGCGTCATAAAATCCAAGCCGTAGATGCGATCTTCTTCGAGGGTGTCGGCTAATTCGGAGTCGCCAATGGTGGGAACTTCGTTGCTGGCTTCGTCTGCGTCTTTACCTTGCCCAGTGGCATCGAATACCACGCAGTCGTAATTACCGGGAGACACTTCGTTACCGGGCATTGTGGTAACGAGTCCTCCCAACGCCTCGGCGTACCGTTCTTCACCAACTGCAACGGATACGTCGTTGCCCTCTTGCGCCATCAGCCAGGCCAACCAAGCGCCTTCTCCGAATTGGCTGGCCAAGCAGATTCGCATGAAGAAGTCCTACAGTACGCCGCCCTTTTTCAGCGGAACCGGATGCAGCTCGCGCTTGAGCGTGGACGTGTGGCCGACTTCGCGTGGCCGCGTCCGCTTGTCCGTGAACGTCTTTTCGCCTTCCAGGTTCAGATCGAACGCGCCATCCGGCGACTGCCCGTTCTGCACCGGCGAAGTGCTGCCGGCCTCTAACCCGTCAATCTGCATCGAAGCCCGCTTCGCATTCGCCTTCGCGTCATCCATATTTCCGTAAAAGCTCATAGAGCCTCCTCGTAGTGACTACCGTAGCACATCTTTAAGGCACAGGGGTAGAAGGATTATCGCTCGACAACCACTTCCGAAAACGGGGACTCTGCATCAGGTGTTTCAACGTCGTCTTATAGGCCAGCAGCGGTGGAAACATCAGTTCCCACTTTGACGGTGGGCGACTGTAGAACTGGCCCTTCCCTTCCAGCATGGACTCCCGCGCCGCTTGCGGCGTGAGCGTTTTCTTCGCTGGCACTCCCGGCAAGGATGGGCGCTCGGGCATCGCTGGCGCTTTACCGCCGCCGCTAGGAACTTCTTTCAGCGCCTTGTGTAGTGCGCGAATCTTTCCCAACTGTTCTGGCTGCGCTCCCATGTTGCGGTAGCGCCCCAGATAGTCAACCGCTCGCGCCCCCGTCTCTCCGGTGATCGGCCCCAGTTTCGTGCTCGGGTCTTTTGCTTCCATGATCTTCCGCAACGGGGAGTCTCGGTCGGAGAATGTCTGCCGATACTGCTTCCAGTCGGCTTGCAGTTTGCGGTAATCCCGTAACGCGTCCGCGCCACCTTTCTTGGCAATGGATTTTGCGATGCTGCTGTCGAGGGATTCACCCACGGTCGCCAGCGCACGCGACACGTCACGCGGCAATTCGCCCCCGCCCATTTTACGGCCGATTTTTGTGTACAGTCTCCGCGCCACGTCGAGCGGAACATCCACCACTTCCGGTCCGCCTTCCTCAAATCCCTGAGCCTTTAGCCTCTCCCGCACTTCCGGCGAAGCCTTGCTCAAGAACTCTTTCATGCTCACGCCACCCTTGCCGCCAAACACCGCCGCCTGTGATAGCGGATCTTCCGCCGTAATCTCTCCCATGATCTGCTTAAAGATGGGGAGACTCTCTCCCGTCAGTATGTTGCTCTGCGCGTGATCAATCGCCTCGGCCACTCCATCCGTTTTTACGGGAGTGTTTTCCATTCGCCCACTGAACTCCTGCCATTTCTTGCCCTCGGATTCGTTCACCTTCTGCTCGATTTTCCCAACGTGCTCGCGTGCTGTGTCTGCCATCTCATTCATTCTCTGGTAGACGGGGCCATGCTTCGAGGTAAGGGCCTCCTGCTTAACTTTTGCGGCAGTTTCTTTTGCGGAAGCCTCAGCGCGTTTCTTGAGCGCGTCCGAAACCGCTCCGGCGTAACTCTCTTTTGCTTTTTCAACTTTCTCCAGTGCCTTTGCGTGGGCCGCATCTTCCTTCGTCGCCGCCTTTTTGGTGAATGACTCCACATCCTTTTCGCCAACGCCGAGTACATCCCGAACCGCAGCTTTGCCACTTACTTTGGAAACTTTCCCTGCACCCTCCGCTCCGCCCAAGATATTCGCCGCGCTCCCTACTACTTCTCCTGGCACTGGCGTGTGGAAAGATTCTCCCGGTTTATCAGGCAGCCCCAATCCGTGCGTCAGTCCAGACGCCATTGCGTTCAGCGGGTCAATGATGTGCGCGGGGTCTTTGAGCACGTTGCCGGCGTAATTCTTTAGGCCGCTGAACATCTCGCCGCCAATCTCTTTCACCTGCCCGACTGTGCCTCCACCTTTGTACGCCGAGCGAATCTTCTCCGAATCAAGGCCCATCCCAGTAGCCACATCCATGCCAAATTTATCCACACCCGTAGGCTTGGCGACGACGTTCCACTTCTTCCCATCCCATGTCCACTTCTGCCCTGTTTTCGGATCGGTGGCTTCGTAGGTTGGCGGCATCACTGCACCTGCTTAACGGTTGCTCCAGGCACCGGAGGAGGCGGGGGAGCCTCTTCGCCGCCAGCGCCCATGATGGAGTATGCCTTGTCCATCACTTCGCCCAAGTCGGCCTTGCCGTGGACGATCGCGTCACGGTTCTTTTCGATGTGCTCGATGGCCTTCTGGAAACTCTTTACGTCATCCTCTGCCGATTTAATGTCATCCTTCCCCGGCCCCGTGATCCAGTGATTCGACGCGGAAGTTTTCAGCGAGCGGAGAGACTGATTCGCCTGTGCAAGTTGCTGGCGCAAGGTTGTAACGGAGTCATTCACTTCCTTGTTCAGCTTCGTCGGGTCGGGCTTGAAAAGTTTCTCTGATTGCGCGTCCAACTTCATTCCTAGTTGTTTCATCATTATCATGTCATGGCGATTTGAGCGCTCCTCGGCAGAGCGTTCGCGCATCGTCTCCATCGTTTGATGGAACTGATTTTGAATCTGGTCACGCTGGCGGGTAAGCTTGTCTTTCAGTTCGATCTCTTCCTTTTGCTGCGCGGCTTTCTGTTCCGCTTCCTTTGCGCGTGCCTCTTCCTTCTTCGCTTCCGCGTCCGCCCGCCCTTCTTCCTTCTGCTGTTCAAGCAAAGCCGAAGCCGTTGTCTTGTCCAGCCCAGTCGTCGTTGTCGGCGCTTTCGCCTGAATCTCTTTCGCCATTCTCTCTTTCTCGTCCAGCGTCATTTGCAACTGCTGTTTCTGGCCGAGCACCTTCATAAACGTCTCTTTGAGTTTCTGTGCCGCCGTCTGCTTCTGCGCGTTCTGCTGGTCCTGCTGCTTCTGCTTTGCCGTAACTTTCTTCAGCGCCTCCCCATACACCGTAGTCTTTTCCGGGTTGAGCCAATCCTGATTCAGCGCCTTCGCCATGTTCTTGAGCTTCTTCGGATCGCCCAGCGTGGCGTCTACTTTCTTCTGTGCCGCTGCCACCGCTTGCTGGTCGCCGCCTTGCTGCGCGGTATAGAGTTCGTTCAGCGCCGATTGCAGATAGGTCCAGTCGCCTTCGGCCTGTAGCAGTTGCTTTTCCTTCTGCGCCTTCACGCCATCCTTGATGTTCGCTCCCAGCGTGGCAAGGAATCGCTGCGTACTCCATGCGTGCGGGTTGGCTGTGTTCATGCCGATGCTTCGCGCTGATTGCAACGACTCTCCGCCAGCGGGGATGGCAGCCGGCACAGCGGTATTCGCCACCTGCTTGCGCTGCGCGGCCTGCTTAATCATCTCGATAATTTGCTGCGCCTTCGCGTTAGGGTCGGACACCTGCGGAGGCAACCCAGGCACAGCACCGCCGCCGAATGTAGGAGTCGCAATCGGCGCCAACGGAGTTTGTGGCTGCTGTTCCTGTAGGTCCATTATGCCAATCCCGCAATCACGTCAAGGATGCTTCCAGCGGTCCCGCCAACTCCCGCCGCCGATGCCGCTCCCGCTCCTCCGCTAATCATCGGCAAAAGCCCGCTCAACGTATCCATAAAGCTCGGGCTGTTAGCCATACGCGAAGCGTTTGCGCTACCTGTGCCCATCAGCGTGCTAATGTAATTTTGGATGGACTGCTCGTACATCTGGGTTTCAAGCTGCCCTTCGTTCAACTGCACCTGCGAAAGATAATCGGCCTCGCCAATCTGCGCGCCGCTCCCGAATCGGTTCCCGCTGGTAGAAAATTGCTCCATCAGTGATTCCGTCCCGCGCTCGATTCCCGGTTGCAACGAAGCGAACAGGTTGTTGATGGCGTCCTGGTTGAACCCTGCCCCGCCCTGTAAGAATTGAAATAGCGCCGCCCCCATGCCCTTGCCGTAGGTGGAAATCAGATTCTTTTGTAGGTTTGAGAGTTGGGCGGGATTCATGTTGCTGATACCTGTCCCCGCACCTACCCCAGTACCTGTACCCGACCCTGTACCGCCACTTGGCAATAACCCCGTACCTCCGGGAACTAAACTCGTTGGTGAGTACCCGCCAGAGTTCGCCCCAAAAGTAGGCACCGCGCTACCCGGCGCGTAAGGATTGGATGCTGGCGCTCCAGCCGGCAGGTTCGTTGGGGGCAATGCGGGATTCTGTCCGCTACTCGAACCCGTGGAGGGTACAGACGATGTTCCCGCTCCCGTGCTGCCAGTCGGGTTGCGTCCAGGCAGCAGACTGCTCCAGTTAGAGTCCTGCATAGCGAGAACCGGATTGGAAACAGAAGCCATCTCAGTACCTCGAAGCTCCCACCATAATCTGCACCGGACTCAACCGCTTATCCCTCTCAGGTTGGAGTATACGCGCTGCAATTAGTCCGGGTCTACCTTCTTCTCCACCGCTTTGCTGATACTTCGGATCACCGTAGAGGATGTTATGGATGTACGTCGCTTGATCGTTCCAGCGAAACGCTAGTGCTCCTCGTTCCGCAGCGGCGTAGGCTACGATGTCATGCCACTCGGAAGGAACGCGAACAGGCGAAGCGGTAAGATTCTCGTCGTTGAACGGATGACGGACTTGGTACGGCAGGTAGGTGTTGTAGTTGCTACCCGGCTGACTGCCGAACCAGAACATATTCCCATAGCGAGTGTACTTGAACGGAACCCCCCCCGGTTGAAACAGCAAAGTCTGAATCGCTTTCGGGGTCAAATAGTCCATCGAATAGGCAGACACGTTACTGGTCGTCGCTACCAGGCCAACGGACACCGCTTGTCCCGGCGTGAGGAAGATTACCGGATCTTCCATTAGCGTCATGTCGTCGCCCTTGTTCAGAAACGAAGCGACGGGGTACATATAGTTGCTACCCTGATAACCGCGTCCAGGTCCAAGCGTTACCTGTGGACCGATGACGCGCAACTCTTCAAACGGCCAGTTTGCCGTAATCTCTTTTAGTGAATCCCGAATCCAAGCGGAAGGCCTCATCTCAGGATTCGCTTGCTGTTCTGTAACGTCCTGACGATTTTGCAGTGCTGCGGCAACTTTGTTGATTAAGGAGTTGACCGTAATGTTTGTTGCCGCTGGAGGAGGTGTGGGCATTTATTCACCCCGCCACATAGAGTTCGCACGTTGCTGAACCGCCAACGCCCGCTAGAGTCAGCGCGGTAAAGCCATTGTTTTTGCTTGCCCCGTAAAACAAAAATACATCACCAATCCCGATTTGAGATCCTACTGCACCACCGATGGTATAGGTTGGCGTGATGATGATTGGATTTGCTGCATCTCGATTCCTCACCCACAGAACGTAGCAGGTTGCGAGCGGAAGCGAAACAGCCCCAGCGGTTTTGAAATACTCATTGTAAAATTGCGCCGTTGCCCCAAACGGCAGGCTGCCGGGATTGAGGGGGACTAGCACCGGCGTGTTAGGCGCAAGATTGTCGTAACTGTAAAGCGTTGAGGTCAAGAGCAGGTTTATGTTCGGTGTGCTCATGCGAGGATCACCTTGTAGTGCGCTGATGCCGTGCTGCACCTGAGTGTAACAGTTGTTTTGGTCCAAGGGGTAGTAGGAGATCGTCCAATTAACCCGAGGTTGTCTGTGTCTTGACCTACGATAGTTAGCGGGATTCGGCCTAGCGAATGTTGAATCGTAAAGTCCGTGTTCGCAACTCCCGGCGTTGTTCCACTCGCTTTCCACACGTCGAGGTTGATGTCTCTGTCCGCATTATTCATCGTGGCCCCAAAGGACACGTTGCGCGCCAGCACTCGCGCATTTCGCTCACCCATTCGGGCCAAGTTGCGCGGAGATTCATCTACAACACTCTTTGATTGCGGTCGCATCAGTACACCGTAGTTTCCACGCGACCCTCGAGCCGCGCCTTCGTGATCGAAACTGGCCCTGCGTTCGCTGCCCGCTGCACCGAAAGTTGCAGATTGGCTGCTGTAAAATTCATGCCGAGAACAACCGTGCACAGTTTCCCGGTAGCATTGGCGGTACCTATTTGTATTGTAGCTGTGGCGCTTTTCGGGGTATCCGGCTGGAGCGCATCCGTCATGCCAACAACTCCGCTCAACGTCACCGTGATCGTCGCCACTCCTAAATCCCGGTAGGACAAAATCACGCGGCTTACCGTGGGAGTCCGCCCCTCAATCACGTCCTCTACTTTCCAGTTGTAGAAACTTCCGCTATTCGGGTCGTTGAAGTTCGTTGGGTCCAGCGTGTAAAAGCTGAAATTGAACCCGACATTTCCTGGAATAAGCAGCATGTTCAAGGGATTGCTCATCCCCCCATTCGACTGCCCAGGGATTCCTCCACCGCCTCCGCCACCAAACGTGTAATAGACTTGTAGCCCATAGGATGCCACGGAAGCCAGCACAGACTCCGCGGCGACATTCTCCACTCCCGTTTGAAATCCAAACGTGGGGTCATTGATGTTCGTCGGCGTAAGAGTCGCGCCCCAAAGGTCTGTCGGGCTTCCATAACTAAAAACCTTCGGAGAAGCTCTCCATTTCGTCGTATCGCTCTTTGCCGTTCCGATCACAACGCCGCTCAGCATAAGCTGGATGTCGAAAAATTCCAGAGCAAATCCCTGTCCTGCAAACGCCGATGCGCTGGCGATAACCCCATTTATCGTGGACCCTGCCGGAATCGCAAAACCGAAATTCAATCCTACGAGTGGCCCCGAAGTTGCGCCCGCGCCAAGATTGTCAGTCGCATATCCAATGCCCGTGATATTTCCGGGAGAAGTCCATCCTACCCCCGAACCGCTGCCCGCTGTTTGTGTACTATTCGGCATCGTCTCACACGTAATTCGGGGCGCAGGTTATTCCCGGAATCGCCAAGTCCCACGTCGCCCAGTTCTTGTCCTCGAACGAATAAACGTATTTTCTTACAAATGTCCCTAGTGGGATAAGAATTACATAAGTCAAGTAAACATAGCCCAGCACGTACCCCGGAAGGATGTTGGCAAAAGGCGTTGATGTAGCACTCGCCAGGTCCGCCATAATCGCATCACGCGCCGTTCCCCCAATCGGCTGCGCGTTTGTAACGCTTAGGCTGTACACGTTGTCCTGTGAGATGAAAATCGCGGTCGGCCCGTACTGCGCGATAGACCACGGGTACACGTTGCCGATACCGTGCTCGCTGGCCCACATGTGATCGAACTCCCACGGCGTAACCGCGCTGCCGGTAGGCGTCATCTGTGTTATTCCAAAATTGCGGAACACGTATCCGGCTATTCCCAGCATCGCCAATCCGGTAATCTGGTCCGAAACGTCAAGGAAAGGATTGAATCCCGCGCTGGTATTCTGCGTCGGGTCCCACTGTAGCGGCAGACCGTTAGCGGACCACCAGATCATATTCGGGAAGTTGTAAATCACTCCCGTTCCCTGGTCCTTCACGCTCACGTTCGCAAGGATGATCTGGTTGTTCAGTTCTGCCAGGTAGCCGGCGCCAATCGCCAGCGGCCCGGTCATCGTCGGTCCACCCGGCAACCCTCCGCCAACGGTGGGAGAATCCGTCCTTGAAATTCCTGCTATTGAATTGGAAACGGAAGCATCACTGAACGCCTGTGTAAATACGGGCGTCGCGGCCAGTCCATCCCAGTACCCGACAAACGGCGTGGTCGTAGGAGGATGTCCCCCACCTCCACCGCTAATGTTCCCGTGCGGCGACCCTTGGATGAATCCTATGGCCGTGTAATACATGATGTTCGCAAACGCTTTGTAGCTAACCGGGTTGGTTTCCAAATTCCCCGGTCCAGAAGGCCCGACAACCACCCACGGGAAAGCGGGAAGCAGTGCTGCACTGTACTGGTAGAGGTCCGGTCCAGCCCACGCAACCGTGTGGTAATTTCCATTGACATCGAGAAACGTGGAAACCCCGAGCGGCCACGATGTCAGCGATCCGCCTATTTGAAATGGTTGAATCAACTGCGGACGCGAGCGAATCTCCGAGTTGCGAAGCATGAAGTTGTTAAAGGAAGGGGAAGCCTTGTCGGAGATGAGTGTTTCTGGATGCTGAACGTCTAGACCCTGATATGGGCCTTCGTACTCGATAGAAAAGGTTCCGTCGCCTTTGATGGAGATCGCCACATCATGTCCTCAGATAGAAACCTGCAATACACCGCTACCAAGTGTGTTCAGAACAAGCCCATTTATCGGGAAGGCCTTCATGTACGTTAGACTTCCCCCAGCGGCCGCCGATTGTGGATTCCAAACTGTCCTGCCCACGACATCTGTAACCAATAACACTGTCGAAGCTGCGGGGTTGTCCCAGAGCATTTGCGTCACGTCAATCAGTTGCGCGAGTTGCGGGAAGAGGATCGAGAGTACGTTTCCCTGCGCTCCAGCGTTAGCAAGTGAAGAACGCCAGTCCTCAATGCGAACCGTGAACGTGTTCACGTCAATCACGGACTCAATCCGGTACGCTCCCGCCCATCCAGATACCGAGGGGTTCTGAATCGAGATGTAGTCATTGACAGCGTGGCCGTGCAGGGCAGCCACAACTGTTGCAGACCGTGCTCCGTTGCGCGTGATCGACGTAATCGCAATCGAAGTGGATTGGTCTGCTGGAACGAAGGACCAGGGGTTGCCACGAATATCGGCCATCAGTACACCCCGCTGGAAGCTGGTAGAGTCGGCAGTTGCGTGCCGGGGTCAACCGGATGAATCAATTTCGGGTCAGGCACAAGTTCCTGCCGGTCGCGTGATGCTTCTATTGCCCAGTTGAACTCAAGTGCGCCGTTGATGGAACCGTCCTTGCACGTATCGCTGCAAACCAGAAGGCCGTCGTCCCACTCCATCAAGGAAATGGGCATCTTGCGGTTGCAGCGCTGACACGTAAAATACGTGTAGTCCATGTAGCCGCGCCAAATCACTAGGCACCAGCTTTCGGCGGAAATGACTTAATGGGATTCTTCACTCCGGGCAGTTGTGGTGTATACGTCTGCCCCAGCTTTCCCGTGGCAACGGGTTTTACTTTTTTTACATCCGGTAGGTCGCCAGATGTTAGCGAATAGGTGTCGGTTACGCCGAGCCTTGAAAAGTGCTGAAAAATCATCCAATCAGAAGCGGCTTGCACAGTAGGGAAGTCTCCCGCAGTATTGCAGGAGCATTGGACGTGAACAGGCTGGCCGAATCCTGATGGATTAGTTGTGATAACCGCCGAATGGTCCATGCTTCCCCCACCTCAGAGCAGCGCGTACAGATTATACAGCATGTACAAATTCACTGTCCCGTTGCCAATCGTAAGAGTTGGCGTGGTTCCGCCAAGTTTTACTTCAAGGCCCAGGTTGACGCAATTCGTTAGCGCAGTAGGCGTAATCAAAATAGTTCCCACGCTCGCTACCGTGTTTACGGCCTGATCCACGAGCCCTGTCGGAGACAGGGAAATCAGGTTTCCCGTTTTCCCTGTGTACTCAATCTGGATGACTGGAGTTGTTCCGCCAATGGTGTACGCTGTCCCGCCAAACACGTACTCCAAGGTTAGCGTGGTTGGTACATACAAATATCCGCGAGGAGGAACGAGGTAGCTTGGCAGACCTGCCACGATGGGCGGGGCAACTAACTGCACGGCGGTTGTGTTCAACGCGAGCAACTGCGCGCTGGTAAGCTGGTACACCACCGCCATGTCGGATGACACGCCCATCTGGGCCGTACCGTTCGGAGCCTCGTTCAACTGGAACTGGTCCCAGAACGTCCCCAGTACTTCGGGCGAAACGCCAAGCGTCTGATTTTGGAACGGCAGTGGGGGCATTGTTGGCCCCTCCTTTTCTAAGGCCCGTAGCTGAAAAAAGTACCTCTCCAGGTGAGCGGGACCACGGAGAATCGCTGTGTTGACTTGAACAGCAGAACCTCCGTCTTAAAATCGTCATCCGTCGAAGCCATCAGCGGCTCTCTGTCGTAAAAGTTTAATTGATGGCCATCTTTGTCTGCGATCAGGCCCCAACCGTTCGGGGAAGTCAGGTAGTTGAGTTCCAACCCCTGCAAGTTTTCCGCGATCACCCAGTTCAGTTCGTTGTTGCTCGAACCCGGCACGCCCGGAGATCCCAGAAGTTCGCGCACGTTGCGGCGCTGCTGGACGGTGTGGACCAAGTGCCTCGGCTTGACGTGTGCCGGGATGCCGCGGTCATCCGGCTGCAACGCGAACATCGTGATTGCCTGTTGCAACGAAGTCATGGTGAGGTCTGAATCCGGCGACGGCCGGTTCGGATAGGTGCCGGCAGAGTTGATGATGGTGGAAATGTTTGGTGCAATCGCGGTGGCCGATACCCCGCCCATTAGCGGCTGCGCTGTGTTGAACAGCGATACGCCGTTGGTGGTCGTGATGGTTGCGCCAAGGTTGAACAGCGACGCAGCCACCGCTTCACGCGAGAACAGAGCAGACTTTGCGTGCGCCTTCGGCACGTTGCGAATCAGGCCGTACTTGTCGTCCGCAACCAGTTGCCGTGTAGCCTCGGTGAGCAGCCCGTACTGGATGTGAACTGCCTTCTTCGTGCCGCCCTGCAAGATGCCGTCCGCCTGCGGAGGCGTGCCTTCCTGCATGATCGGCATCGGCCCGGTGCCAGAGAGTTCGTAGAGGATTTCGTAGGCATCCTCGCTCGTCATCTCGTTCAGGTAATGCGTGTACTGCGGCGCATGTTCCTTGAGGTCGGTTGCCTGCCAGAAAATGTGACGTAACCCAGGAGCCAGAAGTGGCGGGAAGAGGTTCCTGGACATGAGGTTATTCGGCATTCAAGCCTCCAGACAAAGACATATTTGTGGTATGATACGAGCCATGCCACTCAAAGACGCTGAAGCACGCAAAGAATATAATCGGCAGTACAATCTTAAAAACAAAGAGCGCATTGCCGCTCAGCAACGCGAGTACCGCCAAGCTAATCCCGAGAAAATATATGAACGGAACAAGCAATACGTTGAGAACAACCGAGACAAGTTCCGCGAGTGGACGAAGAAAGCCAACCGTAAATGGCGAGCGAATCATCCAGGGGAAATGGAAAAGCATGTCCAGCGCTACTTTGCGAAAAATCCCGGCAGGCTCCGGTGTAAAACGGCGGTTTACTTGGCTGTCAAAAGTGGGAAGTTGGTTCGCCCTGACCACTGCGTTCTCTGCGGTCGTCCGTGTAAACCCCATGCCCACCATGACGACTATGAGAAGCCGTTGGAAGTGGTCTGGTTGTGTTCGCCGTGTCATAAACTTGCCGATCAAAAACGCGCCTCCCGCGACTACGCGAAGATCGAAACGTCAGGGTAGAGGAACGTGAACAAAACGTGTCCACCTACGGTGCCGACCGGATCAAGTGGGTCCAGTGCTACGATTGTTAGAACGGCATTCACACCCGTCTTTCCTGCGTCTACGTACCAGAAATTGTTTCCGGTGTCCTTCGTCATGCCGAGTTGCGTCCCGACAATGTTATTCGCAGTAGCGGTCGGGTTGTTCGTCGTGCCGTACTTTGCACGAAACACCGTCGTCGGTGATGCGATGAAAAAGTAACTGAACCCGTCTGTAATCGGAACCATCGGCGGGGTGATAACAGCAAGCGATTGATTCGCGTTTGCCGCAAAACTTCCGATGGAAGAACCAGGCCCAAGGATTGGGGAGAATCCCGAAGGTGCGCCCGCGCCAGTGGTTCCCAAGTTCTGCGCGTTCTGGGCAGCGATGCCTGCGATCAATCCGCCAGCGCCAACCGTCGCGTTCCAAATCTGTACGCCACCGTCGCCAGCGGCCAGCATCACTGGCATACCGTAAAGGAAAACTTGACCCGCTTCTTCAACGATGGCCTTCATGGGGAAGGAAATTGCGCCGCCGAGGTCAAGCTGTGGCTCAATCGCATCTGCAAAGTTTCCGGCCATGTCTTCGTCTCCTTATTCCTGCGCCGCTTGGTGCGTCGTCTGCGCCAAAACGGAATTTCCAGAATTTGCCCTGCGCCGCTCACTCGTAATCGCAGCGGGGTCCAACTCTTCGGTCCTCATGCCTGGAATCAGATTCTGTGCAGACATGGGCTTTCCGTCCATACCGAACGGTTGTGGATACGCCAACTGGTACGCGGCGATATTCTGCGCCTTCCGACTCTCGCGCCACTTCCGCATGGGGAGCTTCATAAGGCGGCGGTCGCCAGAGCGAATCTCGTCCGAGAATCCTTTCCCGTCCTTCGACTGCTTCTTGCTGTCACGTCCCATCACGGTATCTTCGCTCGCCATGCGGACATCGTCGGTCGTTGCGAATTGCCAGCCAGCCCATTTCAATCCTTCCACGCGCTCATGGAAGGGAGTGGCGCCATTGCGATCTTCTGCCCAGTGGTAGTGGTAATCGGAATTGAGAATCGCTTCGACTTTCCCGGAAATCGGCGGGGAAATGTTGCGGGCGGTGATACTTGAGTCCATCAGGTCGCGTAACTCTTCCGGCCACGCCTCGATGTTCTTGCCGTGAGTCTCAATCAGTTCGCGCTGCAATGCTTTCGGAAGATTGTAGCCAGTGCTCATGCCAGCCCGCCTTGCTGCTTAACCCATTCGGCAAATTGCTTGGGGTCAATGCGAAGTTTCCGCAGTTGCTCTGAAGCTGACATCGGAGCGCGGTCGGGATTGCGCGGGTCAATCCAGGTCAAGTCGGGGTCGCTGAAAGGCGAGTCGTCCCCTCCTGTGCTTGCGGCGGCATCTTCGAGAAAGAATTTTCCGGTGTTGGAATCCTGTTTCAATCCGCCCTTCCTTGCTTCCTGCCCGATGACGAGTGTTACCGCGTTCCGGCATCGGTCGGCGTAATTCGCTTTGGATTTTTCATCGAAGGGAATTCCGTTGATTACTTCGCGGAAACGCGGAACCAAGCTCGGCCACTGGTCGCGCACTTCGCGGATCACGTCCTCTTCCGTCACTCGCGCATTGGTGAGCACGTTCAGGACGAATGCTTTTTTTGTTTCGAGGGCTTGCTTTTCTTCGGGGGTGAGGTTGCCTTCGGCTTCGCGTGCGTTGCGCTGTTGCTCTTCGTTGAGGCCGCGCTTTGCCTCTTCTTCCATCGCGTTCCACTTCGTTGAAATCGTTTCGACTTGATCGCGGATTGGCTTTACAACTGCTTCGATGACGGGTCCGAGTTTCTCAACCAACAAGTCCGCTTCTGACTTCGTTTGCGTCCCGTCGCCTTCCGCTGGTTTCTTGTTCCAAAGTCCCATGACTATCAGTACTCCTTAATGGGACTACGATACTAGTACTAGCGGGGGGCTTGTCAAGCTTTTCTTTTGCCATTGCCTTCTCTTGGGAAAGCAGGAACCTCCTCCACCAGTGTTCGGACACGATGTAGAGTTCTTCGGTGCAGAGACGCAAGCAAACGGGGTGCGCCATTATTTGTTCTCCTTCCACTCTCGATACTCTTCTGCCAAGCCGATCAAATCCTCGAACGCTGAAATCTTCCCGCGCAAAAAGTTTTGCTCCGCAACATCCACTTCGCTCCGTGGGACTCCGTGCGTGATCTCATAACTGTGGGCCTGCACCTTGTCCCGAAGGTCCGCCAGCAGCACCGCCCACTCCTGCCCCTGGACCAGCACCTCCACCGCTTGCTCGCTGCCGAACAAGTTCGGCCATCTTTTGGATGTCGAGGGGTCCGTTGCCGCCAGCAGCGGGTGCTCCGGGTTCTTGCGTTTTGGCATTTTTCACGAACTCCTCAATCTCTTTCAAATCCGGGATAAATTCCTGTGGCTGCTCGGAAATCTGGAACTGCCGCACAATTTCCTGCATCAACAAAGTTTTCGAGATGATTACTGACAGCAGCCATTTTTTGTACGGGTCGGGAACTGTCGCGCTCATCAACGCCTGAATCTGTGTACTGGTTTCCTTGATGTATCCGCTCACCGCCTGGTTAAGAATAATCAGGTTTTGCTTTGTGATCTCCCGGTTCATGCTCGCCGTGGCTGCACGAAGGGAAATTTTCAGGTCGCGGCTCAGGTGATCCGCCAGCGCCGAAGTCAGGAGTTTTTCGCTCAGGCCGGCCACTCGCGCCTTGCTTCCCAATCCCATGAATCCGTAGAAGTCCACCACCTGCCCGATGAGCTTTACGTGTGAGTGGCGGAAGTCGGATGTCCGGTGATCGTTGCGGGAGTTTCCGTCCTGCATCGTGGAGAGCGTGGCCATCGCGCCGTACTGCCCCTTTTTGTTCGTTCCCCCAGCGCCGCTACCCCGAATGGCCGGGTCAATCCCCGCCCGCATCTTCGCTTGCTGCACCATCATCTCTTCGTTTTGCAGCGATAATCCTGTAACCGCAGCGTCCGCCATCTGGAAGTGCTCGAAAGTTCCCTTCTTCGCCGGAATGAACATCCCCGGCCACAGCGTAAAGTTGCGGTCAATCGTCTTGTTCTGATTGTCCAGCGTGTTCACGCCCAACATTCCGTAAGTGATGGCATCGTTCCGCTGATTCTTGGCCGTGGATATTTCTTCTTGGAATCCCTTTAGCATTGAAGCGAATCCCTTGCCCTTGATGGATAGCCGCGTTTCGATGATTGGTACGCGATTCTTCGGGATGAAGTTGAACACACAGTTCAGCATCGTTTTCGAGTGTTGGTGAAACCAGCAAATCAGCCGATACTTTTTCTGATTGTGCCACCACGAGAAATAGCACTCGTAGATGTCCCACTCGGCCATCGTGTTATCTTGCGAGTCCTGCAATCCCTTTTTCTGATTCTCTCGCCGCTTGATGTCGGATGGTCCGAAGCGGTCAGGGTTGCCGAGGATTGCTTTTATCTTTTCAGGAGCAAAGTGCCCCTTATGTCCGCGCTCCATGAGCTTCCGCTTTTTCAGCGTGCAGCGCCGGATGATGGGATCGTTGTCCTCGAACGGAATATCCGGGTTGTCTATCAGGATGTCCTCGAAGGCCAGGTTGATTACCTTCGGTCCAGCATAGAGCGTCTCGCTTTCAAATGCTGACTTACCCTTTGTTCCATTCTCACTTGGCGGTTCGTACCCGGCGAACACTGCTTCAATACGTTCTTCTGGCGCAACACACACCCGAGCTTTCCCGAGTCCCGCTGAGTCCGTGAACCACTCGTTCTCTCGCGTATACAGGTCCAACTCTTGTGGCTCGTAAGCAACGTAGTCAATGAAACTTTCGAGAGTCTTTGCCTTCTGAGAATTCTCCCTTGCCTCTTCTTGACTGTCGGTAGCCGTGAAGTAGCGAAAGTTTGTTACTGGAGAGGTTCCCCAAATCAGTTGAAGTACGCGGGCCGACAAATCATCAACCGCTTCGGCGGCCAGAGGGTGAACGAGGTTTGAGCAATTCGGGAAGGGCCAGCTCTTATTCTTGTCTCGCGGCTCCGCGTCCAGGATGCGCCGCAACTCGGAAATCTCTTTTTCGTGTACCCGCTTCCACTTCGCTTCCAGCGCCTCAATCTGCTTGTGAATCCACTTCTCGATGGCTTCTTTGGTTTCAGTGGGGAAGGAAACAGGTCGCGGCTCGAAACTGCGTGGCTGGCGTTCGGAGATCGTAGCGGAAGGTGTCGCCATGCGAGGATAGTACCTCAGTAACCCCCTGCCCCGCTACCCCGATTTTGGAACGCTTCCTGTTGCTCTTGCAGAAATTTATCCGCTCCATGCACCACGTCAATCGTGGCCGTGAAGTCCCCGAGAACCGCGAGTGTATCCACCGCGCCGCCCGGATACATGCCCAGTTGGGTGAAGAATTTCTTCTGGCTTTCGTGCGCCCACACTTGCTTGCCGCGCACCAGCGGCTCCAGCGCCTCAATCTTGTTTTTTGTCCCTGTTTGCGAATCGTCGTCCGGGAATGTGTTCACGGTCAGCCGCGTTGCTCTCGGCTCCAGCCGGTCACGCTGCTTGATGTAGAAGTCCAGCAGTTCCGCCGACCGCTCGCCCATCCAAAACGAATCCAGTTTCCACCGCTTCGCTGTCTTGTAAATCTCTTCCACCAAATCGGAATACTTGGAATCTTCGGCGTAGAGGGACATCAGATAGATTCGCGCCGTCTCCACGTCATAGCCGACCACCCAGATTACGTGTTCCTTCCGGTTGACCGATTTCGCATCGTTCGCCCCAACGATCATTCGGAGAATCAATCCTCCCGGTTGGAAGTCGTTGAGCACTTCTCCGTCGTACACTTTATGCTGCAAAAGCAAAATATTTCGCAGGTCGTCCAGTTTCAGTTCTGGCCGAGATTGCTTGAACTTAAACTTCCGCAACCACTCGGGATCGAACAGGCGCTCGCCGGGTAGGACGTGCTGGCAGCGGTAGAAGTGTTCGTAGTCGCCTTTCGTGCCGCTCGCATCCAGGCGTAGTTTTTCCTTGTGCAGCAACTCCATCGTCCACTCGGACGGAAGAATCGGCTGCCCTGCCGGATGCAGCTTGCAGCATCCTCCTTCGGCATCGTGCGTCTCGAACGAAAAGTCGGGAAGCTCTGCGCGAATCCATGCGTTGATGTCGGCGTGGCACCACGGGTTTCCGATTACAAGTTGGCGGCGGTCTTTCTTCACCTGGGGGTCGTAGCGCGTTCCGACTTGCTGAAACCAACTGATAGTTTCCTGCGCTACCTTGCCGTCGCCGCGAAGCACCGACACCTGCGCTTCGCGTCCAAAAATGTCGTCGCAGATCACGCCTTTAACGTGGATGCCCTGCAACGTCTGCCCCACGCCGCGATACTCAAATGTGCCCGTGGACGCATCGGCCCCCGGCAACCGCTTCTGGTATTTTGTGGCGTTATTCCAGATACACTCTTTGTCGGGAATGATTTCGCGGAACACATTTCGGAACACGTCGTTGTGCTCGTACACCGCGTCCACGTCGCGGCCAATCGCCGTCGCCTGTCCTGCAATTTCGTGGCACACCAGCGTCCGCATATTTTGATCGTGCATCGCCTTCATGTAACGAATCCACGCATCGCCGTAGCCGAGTTTCCGCATGTTCTCCTCGTCAATCATCGTGAACGGGAGCGCCCAAAAAATGGAAAGAGCGATACCAAGTCGAGTTTTGAAATGCGACATCGGAACTTCCATGACGAGGAACAAGTGTTGGTTCTCTAAACTCTTGCAGAGATGGGTGTGGAGCGTGGACAGGCGGGTGTAGTTGAGGACGTGCTTTGCGAACCAGTACAGGCTACCGAGCGAGTTCAAACGTATCGCTCGAAAGTGGCCGTCGTAGTCAGAGTCTACAGTGGGGACCGGAATGACTTTCCAGCGAGGCATTAGTAATCCCAGGATGGGTCAGCGAGAGCATGTTTCGCTCGTAGATAGTCAAGAAAATACTCTACTGCTTCACGCCAAGTTGGGAAGTAGAAAAACATTGGAACGTGGGCTGGTTGAAAAATCCAGTGGTCAGCATGTTTGTAGATTCTGGGTTTCATGAAGTTATCGTACTCTCTCATCTCTACGCCACCGTCTGATTTTTCAACCAGATTTGGTACTCATCCTCAACAATCTTTGGTATGAGGTCCTCAGAATAAAATGGGGAAATAGCGCCCCTCAAGCAAATGGTCCACGCTTTCAGGACTGAAAACAATCTCTCTCTGTATTTAAATGGAAGGCTTTCATTTAGGAGGGCTTGATAAATACTGGCACTCCCTTTCGCGTACTTACGCAGGGATTTTTCAACGGCCAGTTTGTTCTTAATCGTTTGATCGTCCATCACGCCACCGTATGCAACGCCGCGCTGCGCTTCACCTGATTCTGTTCCAACGCTCCCACCATGCGCGACAAAATTTCTCCATCCCGCAAGATTACCAGTGTCACCTTGACGACTTTGTTTTTCTGGTCCACGCCTTCCAGGTCGTAAGCGTGTCCTGCAAATGACGGATAGATGCACTTGTCGCCACGCTTCCACGCATACTTCACTTCTGGTCCGATGCTAACAATCGTTCCGGTTGTCGGGCGTCCCTTGTCTTTCTCGGGTATTACAATGGCGCCGCCTTTGCCGCCGCAATCAGGGCAGATGCGCCAGCCTTCGCCGTCACAATCAGAGCACTTCACGGTGAGCGAGGCGTTTCCTGCCTTTAGCCTTCGGCCGCTTCCCTTGCACTCTTCGCAGGAGATCGTGGATACTTCTTTGCCATTCACTGTGCGCTTGCCTTCGTCCAAGCAAGTCTTGCACTCGAATCCGGAGCGGTAGTCGTCCTGTAAAATTATTAGGCGATCTGCGTGGGCCTCGAATCCAGCCGCGCCAACCCAGATTATATTTTCACTGAAGTTTGTTGCGATGTCCGGCATTTCTCTCCCCTTACATCTTGATCGAAGATTCTACCAACGCGGTAACTTGATTCTTCATGTCTAGGCGAGCAACAAACGGTTGCGGCTGTCCCGGATGGCCTGCAAGCGGAAGAGTTACTTGCAGCACCAACACATCTGCGGTCAGTTGTGGCTGACCGTTCTTTTGCGTAGGGTTGGCAATACCCAGTGACAGCCCACCGTTCTGAACTTTCACGATCACGCCAGAGAACCATTCGGTTCCGTACTTCACCATCACGCAGTCTCCCGCCGCTAATTCATTGTTGAGCATATCTCGCACTAGCTTACCTCTTTCTCGATGGTAACATTCTGCGCCCCGCTAACATAGAACACAGCGATGGTTTTACCGTCTCGCACGATTTTCAGCATATGGGGATCGTCTACCAAGTCGCCACCCATAAGCTCAGGCTTGTCCAGCTTTTTCCCGCATGCCCACCCCTCACCCGATACGCGGCCTACTTCGGAGCCGTCTACGCGGATAACGAAAGTATCGCTCACAACGTCCGCGCATTCTCGCGGTAGTAAGCATCGCGTAGCAAATCTTCGTACTCTAAAGTGGAGAGCAATTTCTTCCATGCTTCGGGTAGTTCGCGCAGGGCCTTGTAGGAGAGTTGGCGTAGTTTGCTCAAGTCTTTCTGGTGCCCCTCAAACACGGAGCGAAGCAACCGCTCGCCGTCTGGCTCTTTCAGAATATCGCTAATCCCGTTGTCGCCGTTCATTTGCTCACCTTCGCCCCGCGCCCGCCGCCGCGCCTTTTCGTACCACGCGATACTGTGGCGCACACATTCTTTGTAGTTGCCGATCCACGATGTCGAGGCGTAATCGGAGAGACTTCAAATCTTGCGCGTGGTCTGGGTCATGCGAGGAAGCCAAGCGTAACGCTTCCTTCGCAATCTTCTCCAACTTTTTGAACTGCATCGTTCCGATTGGCCTCACTTGTTCACCTTTACTTTCGCGCCGCCGCCGTTCTTCGCCGCAAGCGCGGATTCCCCGGCCACTTTCTCCATCGCCGCAGCTTTAAGATATGCAGACAGCGGAATCAGTCCCGCCGCCTGCTTAATCTTCGCGTGCTCCGCTGGTGTGACAATTACTGAAATCCTCATGTTGTGCAGCGTAGCGCACCTGTGGTATCTTGTCAAGCATGAAAGTTAAACCAACCCTAGAGGTTCACATCTGCGGTTTGAAGTCGCGTGACCCGAAGTTCTTAGCTGCTTTGGCGGCGATGTTCAAGGCGGCGCACAAGCAATTTGCAAAGGTTGAAGTTTGCGGAATGTGCGGCGATTTTTTGGATGCAAAAGGATATTGTTCTTCTTGTGACGCGAAGGCTAAATGACATGCAAAGAGTCTTTGGGTACAGCACGGGTAAGGATTCCACGGCGCTGATTCTGTGGGGAAAAGAGCAGTTCCCTGCGGAAGAAATAACCGTGATTACGAACGACACAATTTGGGAACATGAACTCGTCTACGGGTACTTGGCAGAAATGCGAGACGATCTTTTGAAAGGGTTGCGCTTTGAACTCTTGCCATCAATGGGAATGGAAAAGTTGGTGGAGATTAAACATCGCGTGCCTTCGGCGAAGGCACGCTTCTGCACCGAGAATCTAAAAGTAAAACCAACTATTGAGTTTCTGAAAACAATTAACGATGAGTACGAACTGTACGATGGAAAACGTAGAGATGAAAGCGATTCTCGCTCCCAGCTTCCAGAACGCGAGTGGTCCGATCACTACGACTGCTGGGTGAATCACCCTCTTGCAAATTGGACAGTTGAACAGGTTTTCGCTATCGCCGCCAAGTACAACATAAAACCTAATCCTCTGTATCTGTTGAACGCTGGAAGAGTTGGGTGTTTCCCCTGTGTGCTCATAAATCACCGCGAGCTAAAATCGTTTTTGCTTCATCCAGTTCTTGGACCGGAAGTTCGCCGGCGAATTAAACGCCTCGAAGAAATTTGCGGGAGAAGTTTCTTCCCGCCAAACTATATCCCCAAGCGGTATATGACTGGGCGCGACCCTAAAACCGGGAAAGTTTTTCCGTGGTCAGATGATGTATTCACTTACTTGGATATGAAAACTCTGGCCGAGTTGCCGTGGGAGGAATCGAAGAGTTGCATGAGTATCTACAATCTCTGTGAGAGGTGAAAATGAAAGTAACGCGAGAATTTATTATGAACCACCGAACTAAGCGCGGAGCGTGGACCCGCGACCAACTCGCGTGCCTCGGAATTTCGTGGCCGCCCGAGAAGGGATGGATAAAGCGCGTCGAGGGGCTGATGATACCAGACGCGGACGCAGAAAGATTCATCGCTTTGGGGATTAAATACGATCTTTGGCGTTCCCAGGCAAAACCAAAAACCGTGTCAAGTGAAAAGTGAATGGTTTATGAAAATAGTTATAGCCTTTTCCTTACAGTACTGTCGTGTTTACCACGCAGTACCGACAAAATTTGTCACTCGCAAGGCGTTGAAAATAAAGAATGTGACAAAAAGTGTCAGTACTGGTGTGACAGAAAGTGTCACATAGTGACAAAAAATGTCGTCGGCGTCGTGGCAAAACCCGTGCTATCTTCTGTGTGTGGTTGTAAGGGTAATTCCCACCAAACCAAATCTGCGAACGAACGTGAGCAGTACCCTACCTGAACTAAGAGTGAACTCCAACTAGTTATAGATTGGTTAACAGTAGCAGAAAGTGAGTCGATCCACTGTTGGTTTAGTAGTTACTGCAATCTTATCCTTACAGTACTAGACGTAAAGTGTCAGTACCAGACAAAAAGTGTCAACCGAAGGTTGACACTTTTTG